GTTTGTTTGTGTATTTGTTGGTGTTTGTGTATTAGTAGGTGTTAGTGTATTTGTAGGTGTTTGAGTAGGAGTAGAAGTACTAGTATTTGTTGGTGTACTTGTTGCCGCTTCAGTAGGAGTTACTGTTCTAGTTTGAGTATTTGTTACTGTTAGTGTATTTGTAAGTGTGTTTGTAGGTGTTTGAGTTCGTGTTAGTGTTGGGGTTGGTGTGTTTGTGGATGTATTCGTTATGGTAGGTGTTTGGGTTATAGTTGGTGTTGTGGTTGGTGTCGGTGTTGGTGTCGGTGATGGACATTTTTCTAGAGCATTACATACAGGATCATAAATTTCCGTAGCGATACCAACCCATCTTGATGAGGCAACAATGGAAAGAGCTAGATTAGCCCCCCCGTTAATTTGAGTTGTAGCGGCACAAACACTCCTTGGTGAACTTGTTTGGAGTTCAGTGTTATTACAACCGCAATTTGCTCCACTAGTTGTCAAAGAACAACATTGTTGAGGAGCCGTACTTCCACTACAACTACAATCACGTGCGGTTATGATACCGAATTCGGAAGAATTTTCACAATTTCTTAATCTATACGATACAGAAGCTCTACAGAAGGTATTACCACCTGGATATGGTGTTAAACTTGAACCACCACACGGTCCTGCAGGGTTTGCAGTGGTAATTACTATACGTGTACATGCCGAACATGGTGGAATAGCTAAACTTTCAGATTCACAATCTTCAATTGTTGATATAGTACCAATAGTATCACTAAATTGAATTACTTTGACTTGACAACTTGGATTGTGGAACACGTAATAAGGCCCAACTTCGGTAGTCAAATCTTTTCCTTGTTGGTTTAAATACAATTTATCACCAGCTTCTAACGAATCAAACGTTGTTTGTGTATAAGCTTGAACTTCGTACTCTCCACAATAAAAATCAGAACAAGCCTCTTCTTTAGAACCGAACGGATTTCCTGGACCATAAAGTGAAATCCACACTAAACCGTTGATAAACGGTACATTTGATGGGGCGGAATCCGACCTTTGATACTCTTGATAGTAACCGTCTTCAATTCCGTATATGTTTATTCCATCTGATACAAAACCATTTTTAATTAAATTACCAAAAGTATCAAAAAATTGACATGAACCAAAAACTAGTGATTGAAGCTGTTGATCGGTACAGTTTGACTTATAAAAATTCTGAAAACCACCTCCGTCTTGTACTAAACTTGCCGACTCTTCTCTAAATCCAGTATTTGAAATTCTTCCATTAAATATACTAGAACCTGTTAATGCTGAAAATCCAGACAATGGGGTTGAGGTTACGGTTGGAGTATTCGAAGGTGACACAACAGGTCCCGCAATACACAAATTCAAAGTCGCTCCTGTACTCACAATAGTTGAAAGTCCACCCGCACCAATTACATTCAAGTAAACCGCGAGTCCATTAGATGCAAATTGTTTTGTATTTACAATGTAACGAGGAAAAGGTTCAAAAAATCCAGGTCCACTGATCTCAATCATAGATCCATTTGTTATTGAATTTACAAAATTCAGATTTTGGCCTGTTACTCCGATACCAATAGAAATAACTGAGACTCCTGTGTTAAATACCACAGAACTACCCGATGATTGTGTAACATTTGTAGTTATTCCATTACTTCCTGAAATGTTCTGTGAGGTCGTAGCTGTTAATGTAAGACAGGACCCCGTTATGAAAGGTAAAGGAGTATTTGTGGGGGTTAATGTGGTAGTTTTTGTTGGGGATATGGTAGGTGTTGTTACTGGTACACTGAAACAAGAACCACCACCACACGCTAATGCAGAAACAACTACCCCATTATTTACTTCGTAAGAACAACCTTGACTATTAACAATAAAACCACTTCCTATCGGTGTTCCGGATGCTGTAAAAATTGTATACCCTAACGGATAGATATAGAAATTACTTGCACTTTGTACTGTAGCAAAATATTGAGTAGTTGCCGATGCTCCACTTAAGAAAAGATCACAGCCTATGTTGAAGCTAGAAGAAAGTCCGTAGAATAAACCCAAACTTGTCAGTCCAAAAGGCGTTGAAGTTACCGCTGGTGTTTTAGTAGGCGTTGTAGTTCTTGTTGGAGTTAACGTTTTTGTTGGTGTTAATGTTGTTGTTTTGGATGGTGTTAATGTGGCGGTTGCCGTTCTTGTAGGTTGAATTGTTCTAGTCGGAGTAAATGACGGAGTGGGTTCAGGTGTGGCGCCACTCGACCGGGTCAGTGTTGGAGTTTGAGTTTTAGTTGGTGTTATTGTAGTTGTACGTGTTGGGGTAAATGTCGGTGTATTTGATGGTGTAGGTGAAGGATCCGCGTTCGGATCAGGAATTGTCATATCAGGAATTCGTTCTTCATTTATCCACTGTGGTGTTGGAAAATCAAAATACGTATCACCAACTAAGTTTATAGAGATAGAACCAGAAGATCCGATAAAAGAGGTGTTTGAAAACGTTGAACCTGATGCAAGATTATTTTTATTACCATCAACTAAAGTATATTTTGTCGAACCAGAGGTAGTACCACTTGGAACTACTAATTCAACGTCAACAATTATAGAATTACCAGTAAAGACGGTAAGTGTGTGGGTAAATCTTAATTCGGTAAATGTTTGATAAGATTTATCAGCGTTAAAAGAATATACAATAGATAATGGAGAACCAGTTTGTACGAAAGCCGAAACCCTTATATTTGGAGTATTACACCCATCACAAAATACGGGAAATTCAGTTTGACCACAAGTTCTTAGTTGTGTTGGAACGTTACCTATAAACCCTAAAATTCGTTCAGGTTGAAATGGTGAACAAACCGTTTTAGTTGTATTACTTAAGACCTCAACTTGCTCAACTAAATATGTTAATCCACTAGATATGCATGGAAAATACGTATACGTAGCACCGCCACCAGCACCAACTTGACTAAGTTCCCACTCATAGCAATCAAACGTTGTAGATACTATTTGATCTACATAACCATCATTTAGTGGGTATGAATAGTTAATAGGGATTACACCATTAGTTTCGTTTGGTATGATAATAGGCTCAATGTCTGAAATGTACAAACAACAATCGACATTTGGTGGACTTGGTACTGTCGCCCCTAGTGGTAACCACATCGCGTTATAGTCCGAAGTTAAAGCGGTATATTTAATTTCATCAGTACAACAATCTTTTAATGTTACACACATGATAATTGGTGGTGGACACCCACAGCCACAAGTATCTACTCCAAATTGATTAAATAATGTAGTTCCTGATGGGTAGATTATTGGGTTGGTACTAGAAGAAATCCAATTAGTCGAAGGTGTTCCAACTCCACTAAACGCTGGAATGATTGTTGGTGTCAATTCGGAGGGATCTTCACAAATTGCACCTGAAGCTTGACCTTGTAATTGTGTAGCCAACCACTGATAAGGATTATATGTACATGCACTATAGTAAACACCTTGTGGTGTGTTTGCACTTTGATTGGTTAATTGATGAATACTATACCTATAAGTACAATTTATTACAGCGGTACTATAAAAATCATTATCACAAACAGGAATGTGCCAAGGTTCTGTAACACCATTAGGGATTTGTGTGACATCATAATATAAAGTAACACAACGGAAGCAATCTGATTCTTGAGTGTTACCAGGATATGTAGGATTAGTGTGACATACACGATTTAAATTTGTACAAACACCCGAAGAACTAGGCACCCAGATAAATCTTGCAAAGATACCATTGTCTCCTTGATTTTGGGCTGTATTCCAACCATAAACATTAATTGGTTCACAAGCACTACAAACTTCTGTCGTGTAGTTTTCATCAGCAGAACCAAATTTCCACTCATTGTCATCACAATCCAACCAAGTAAAATAACACCATTCAACGGCGGTCATAGTATTTACTACGGTATATTTTGTACATTCAAGACCAACAGTTGGTGTGATTGTTGGGGTTAATGTTCGTGTGATTGTTGGTGTTGGTGTTTGTGTCTGTGTTGGTGTTGGTGTGGGTGTTGGATTGGGGCATACAAATGTTGATCCAGAAGGAATACATAAATTTTCAATCGATGGACCTCCCGTAATAATACAATTTGGAAAAGGACTGAATGGAACTTGACAAGTATAACTTAGAGTTAGATTAGTTAATGTTACTGCACTTCCAGCAGCACAAAATGAACCCGTTGGTGGAAAAGGCGAATTCACCATTTGAGGATTCAAATCACAATCTAACCAGTCAATTTGCCACAAATCTGTGGAATTTCGTACATCCCAACGATAACAATAACATTGTCTAGGAGTTGTTGTTAATGTAATTGTTGGTGTGATTGTAGGTGTTTTGGTATTTGTTGGTGTTTTGGTATTTGTTGGTGTTTGAGTATTTGTAGGTGTTAAAGTTTTGGTAACTGTTTGAGTATTTGTAGGTGTGTTGGTCTGAGTTATTGTTGGAGTATTAGTCGGTGTTGGGGTATTGGTTGGTGTTGGTGTTGGACAAAACTGTAAACTTTCACATGAGGCACTAAAGACCTGTGTGACAGTCCCTACCCATCTACTAAAAAAAGTAATGGTAGGAACTTTAGCAGAACAAACCCTTCTAGGCGATGCTTGAGTTAAATTAGCACCAGTACATGGACAACAATTACAACCGTGGTTAGAACCAGGAGGAACATAATCACATTCACAATCTCTAGCTGTAACTATATTAGACGGAAACCCTGGTAAATTACAATTAATAATATTATAACTAGCAGCAGCACCACAATGATATGGATTGTTGGGTGTGTATGGCGTTAAACAATTAGGTGCCGAAAGATTTATTGTACTAAGAGTAAAAGCACTACATCCGGTACATGGTTGTGTTGACAAACTATTATTACAAGGTTGTATGTCCTCTATAGTACCATCGTTAGTGTTAAATCTGATTACAAATTGTTTACACGTAGGATCATAGATAGAGTACCATTCTGCAGAATTTGGGATTAATACAGAACCTGCAGGGTTTTCATATAAAAAATCACCTGGTTGGAGATTAGATAACGATATTTGAGAGTAACCAAAAGGAGATGAACCATTACAATCAAAGTTAACACATCCATCCTGAGGGTTTACATATGTAGTTTGACTAGCAAGGTAAAATTCAGTATAAGGAATTACTTGGTCGAATACACAACAACTTTTCGGATTATCACACACGCCCCAACCTTCTACCGAACCTGCTGATAAATACCAAACTTGACAACCGTCAGTTATAATTCCATCACCAAGTAAAGTTCTTCCGTCTCTTTCGTAAAATTTACATCCAATCATTTCGGTGAAAGCGGTTAATTGTTGGTTTGAACAATTAGATCGATAGTAAGCAGTAAATCCAGCGCCAGAAGCAACTAAATTACAACCGTTTGTTGCAGAACCATCATATAATAATTGATATGAATAACATGAAAACCCTAATGGGATATTATTTACTGGAATTGTAGGTGTCGGTGATGGCGTTACAGATGGAAGTCCTGGAGTAAGAGTTGGAGTTACTGTTGGGGTGGGTGTTGGTAATGGGGAATCTCCTGGAACTTCAGGTTCTACAGGAAAATCAGGAGTACGTTCTTGATCCGCTTGAGGTATTGGAGGTCTTTGGCGTATGTTTACTGTTGGTCTAACAACTAAATTTAGTTCCACCTGACCTTGAGGAGTTACTGAAATTGTATTTTGACCGTTTAAGTTATTGATATCACAAGTTGCACAAGTAAATTGAGTTGTACCAGATGATGAGTTTGGTCTTACAACTACAAATCCGTTAATTACAATTGAATTCCCTGAAAATACACCAACAGTATGTGTAAAATTATATGTTACAAAACTTGGTTGAAGTGGTTGATTTTGTATTAAATAAAAAAAAGTAACTGAACCAGTGTTTATGTACACCCCAAAATCTACTGTATTACTTATAACACTTGCTGTCGGACTTGGTGGGAAATTTTCAGTATTAAAAATTTGTTGACCTTGGTCGGCGGTATACAAAGACCCATCTAAATACCAAATATCTATTACTTCATTAGGTTTGATTCTAAGTTGATCAATTAACATTCCATCTGAACACCTTCTATAGGTTATGGTACTATTTACACTAAGTGTATTTCTTACTGAGGATTTTTTACAAGACATATAATTATTTTTATATTTTTTTTTATTTTTACAAGTTCATTAGTGTTCGGAATAGTCTAAACCACAAAATTTTATTAATCCCAAAATTGTAGATAAAATGTTTACTATATCCGAACAAATGTGTCACTTTATTTTTTTATCATAAATACATTTTCGAATAAAAAAAACACTTAAGTATGAAAAAAAATCATTGTAAAGAAATTGTGTAAATTATTTTAGAAATTTTTTGCAAATTAGTTTTTTTTATTACAAATTTGATTTCATCTCCATTGTTAATAAATAATTTATCGGAATCATAACCGTAATAATCGAATGAATTTTCATTCTTTATTTTTACATAAATTTCATAATTTTCAATATTATCAGTTGAAATTATATTCATAATTCCTAAAAAATCAGAAAAAATTATTCTTTCTTCTATAGATATGTCAAATATTATAATACCCTCAAAATTATTTTCATTTTCAGGGTAAATTTTATTTTTTTTATTTGAAGTTTTAAAATTTGTTTCAAAAACATTCAATACTCTAGATACCGCAGGGGCCACCTCGAATTTGTCTTGATCTAATAGAAACCCTAACATAGTGAAATCGTAATTCTGAATGTAAAACCTACGTTTGTCAATTTGAGTTACAGATTCATCAGAAATGTTTGAGTTTATAATCGGAATAAAATGACCGTTAACTTTTGTGTAAGCTTGACGAGACGCAAAAGTTTGAATTACATTTTTATTGAACTCGTTGAGTTCTCTCATACGATTACAAATTATTTTAACGTTGAAAGAAATATCAACGGGTACAGGTTGGGGGATTTTATAAATGTCTAATCCCTTTATGTTACCATTCCAAGTTGGTACCGCAGCATAAAAAAATTCTTTTTGATTTGGGATATTATAAAGTGTTGCTGGATTTGTACCATATTTAACTTCAGGAACTCTAACAACAGTAATAAAGGGTGGTTCTGTGTTACCATTCAAATCTTGAAAAGACCACGTCTGTGTAAATTGAGCCCAATTTTGCGTGGTGATAAGAATGTCAACAGTAGGTATAATCTTACCATCAACAATTGTTTTTAACTCGTTTTTTACAAAATCCAAAAACCCCCTATCTAAATCAGCATAATCTAAATTCTTTGGAAGGTAAGTACCATCGTTTGTGATATCCTCCAACAATTGTTCTCTTCGCTCCAATAATATCTTTGGAGGAACTAAATTAATATTTGGTATTACTTTTTTGGGTAAAGCCATAATTAAATCCCCATAAATTCGTTAGCAGTTACTGGTGTTGCAATGTAACTGACATAAAAAGGTTTATATCCAGCATAGGTATGTTTGTTGTCATAATTGGGTACCCCCTTATCAACAACTGAATAATATCTTACTTGATTTTCGGTAATCCAATAACCGATGTAATCACCCAAACTAATGGAAACTTGTAGGTCGTCCAAATCTTTTTGGTAGATAGCGAATCTGATATTACCCGGTTCATTTTGTATAACTTTGGAATTACCCAAGAAAGCCATATCCGGTTGCATAATTTGCAAATAAGCGTTTACTGATATTGGTGGTAAAAACTCTATGGATTGAGGTACCGCCTCGCCATAAACATCGTCTTGATTTGTTTTTTGTTTGTTTACACGATAGACAACAATGGTGAAATTCATATCACCATCGAGCCATTCACGACCCATACTAACATCCAAATCGAAATCTTCCTGACCGAAAAATTTACCTAATCTTGTGATTGGAACTTGATTTTGTGCCATACTTCTTGATAAATATTCATAATATTATTATATTTAATTTATTTTTGTTTTGGATAGTCAATTAAACGCAAGAGAAAATCAAGCCTTAGATATTATAGATCGTTATGAAGGTGCGAACAACTTTATTCTTAAATTAAAACACAAAAGGGATTCAAATCCTAAATTTTTTCCTAACGCAACTCAAACCGAATATGTGATTAAATATCACAAAAGAGAACCAAAGGTTGCAAAAAAATGGGTACAATTGGACACATATTTTGCGAGTAAAATTGCAAATGAAAAAATGTTTATAGAAGTACCGACACAAATTTGGATAGAAAAACTTTTAGTTGAAAAAGACACCGCTTATCACGTGTGGGGATATTATTTTGAAAATCAGGGTTTACATGATATTTGGATACCAAAAGCCGCGGTAATTAAAGATAATAAAATCAAAAACGTAGAAATTGATTTTGAGAAATACTCACATCGACCATTACTTGAACATCAAAAAGAAGGTGTAAAAACTTTGTGTGAAAACAAAAAGTATATTTTAGCGGATGATTTGGGACTCGGTAAAGCGTTGTCAAACCAAACTTTGATATACACTCCAAATGGGACTAAAAAAATGGGTGATATTATGATTGGTGATAAAGTAATTGGCTCAAACGGAAAACCAATTAATGTGATTGGTGTGTTTCCTCAGGGTATACGAGAGACATATAAAGTTACGTTCAACGATGGATTTTTTATCTTTACCGATGAGTCACATCTTTGGTCAGTATCTTCTTCTAACCATGGTAAAAACTCTAATAATAATAGGTTGAAGAAAACTCTTACATTATCCACAAAACAAATGTATGAAAATCATATTATACAAGATCAAGGTCGTGGATACAATAATTTTAGAACATACTCAATAAACACTCACTATCGAGGGTCTAACGGGGCTAACAAATGGCAAATACCCATAGTAGAACCAATTGAGTTTGAAAATAACGAGGAACTACCAATAGACCCATATCTATTAGGTCTAATTTTAGGGGACGGTCATATCCAAAGTATTTCATGTAGGTTCGAAACTCATCGAGATGATTTCGATGAATTATTTGGTGATTTTAAGATTAAAGAAAATAAACAATACGATAATAAACGAACCTGTTCCATTTCTATCGGTGAACCATTAAAAAATCTATCACTATCTCATACTCGTTCACATAATAAATTTATACCTGACATATACAAATATACGTCTGTAAATAATCGTCTTGCAATACTCCAAGGATTGATGGACACCGATGGCTATTGTATGTTATCTAAAAATGGAAATTTTTGTGGTACAGAATTTTCAACAGTATCTGAGAAACTTTGTGATGATTTGTGTGAAATTGTTCATACTTTGGGTGGAATTGTACGTAAAAGAAAGAGAAAAAGTTTTTATAAAAAAAACGGGGAAAGAATTGAATGTAGACCATCCTACCGATTGAATATAAAACTACCTAAAGGTATGAATCCATTCAGATTAAAAAGAAAATCTGATAGATATAATGAACCACAAAAATATCAAACAGGTAGATATATTAGTAAGATTGAAAAACAAGGTGAATACGAATGTACTTGTATTTCAGTAGATTCTGTAGACAACCTGTATGTTGCAGAACATTGTATTGTGACTCACAATACAACAACAGCCGTAGTCGCATCAATAGAATCCAATGCAAACAAAGTTCTTGTTATTTGTCCCGCATCATTGAAAATAAATTGGAAACGAGAACTCGAAAACTACACTGATAGATCCATATCCATAGTGGAAGGTAAAAAATGGGAGGATGCCGATTACGTTATTATCAACTACGATATTTTGAAAAATTTCCACGCATTAGAAAAAGATTCGGAATCAATAATACGTGACGCAAAATTTGATTTGGTAATAGTTGATGAAGCCCACGCGATTTGTAATGTTCAAGCACAGAGAACCAAACTTGTAAATAACATCAGTAAAATATCACAAAGAACTTGGTTGTTAACAGGGACTCCCGTGACATCTCGACCAATAAATTATTTCAATCTACTCAATTTAGTTGACTGCAATGTTGCTCAGAATTGGATGGCTTATGTCAAGCGTTATTGTAATGGGTATCAGTTCCGTGCTGGTAACAGAAAAATATGGAATGTAAGTGGTGCGTCAAATTTGGAAGAACTTTACGAAAGAACAAAACCCTTTGTGTTACGAAGATTAAAAAACGACGTACTAGACTTACCTGAAAAAATAATTTCTCCAATTTATATGCGATTGAAATCTCGGGAATACGAAGAAGTTATGGGGGAATACTACGAATGGTATGATAAGGGTGGTGAGTCAAATTCTTTAACTATGCAATTTTCCAAAATCGCAAAGGTTAGACAAATTATCGCCAACGAAAAGGTTTCTCAAACCATAGAACTTTGTGAAAATATTTTAGACCAAGATAAAAAAGTGATCATTTTTTGCAATTTTACAGAATCACTTAACACTATCTACTCACACTTCAAGAAGATAGCAGTAAAACTTGACGGATCAACTCCTAAAGGCGAAAGGCAAGATGCTGTTGATAAATTCCAAACCGATGAAAAGGTTAAAGTATTCGTGGGTAACATTAAAGCCGCAGGGGTGGGTCTTACACTCACCGCAGCAGAAACTGTAATTATGAATGATCTATCCTTTCTTCCATCAGACCATTCCCAAGCAGAAGATAGAGCATATCGTTATGGTCAAAAAAATAATGTAGTTGTCTATTATCCAATTTTTGAAAACACAATCGAGGGTATCATATATGATATTTTGGATAAGAAAAAAAGAATTATTAACACAGTAATGGGCGATACAATGTTATTTGAAGGTGATGCTCTCGAAAATATACTTCAATCTATTAACCAAAACAGAAATTAAAAATACTTATAGGAGACACTAAAGTCTTGGTGAGTATGAAGTATTTGGAAAATAAAATTGAGTTAATAGAACAGAAAATTGAGGAAAGAAGAAGATTAATAGAAGAACAAAAAAAATCCAAGATAAAACATGGTAATGTAGTGTTTGAACCATTACCTTATTCTTTTACATCTCTCAAAGCTTTCATCGATCCAACAACAATGAATGTTCATTATACAAAACACTATAAAGGTTATGTTGATAAATTGAACTTAGCGACCAAAGGAAAGAGATATGAAAATATGTCTTTGGAAGAAATTGTAAGTTCGGTCAAAGAAACTGAAAAACCTATACGAGACAACGCTGGTGGGGCCTATAATCATTCGTTGTTTTGGAATATGATGACACCTAACCCACCAAGAATTCCTATGAAACTTGATTCGAGAATAAACTCGAATTTTGGAAGTTTAAAAGAATTCAAAAAAAAATTCGATGAGACCGCTAAAAGTGTTTTTGGATCTGGTTGGGTATGGTTGATACTAAAAGAAAATGGTAAATTAAAAATTGTAACAACACAAAATCAAGATAATCCAATGATGAGTTTTATTAAAGATGGAGGAAAACCACTTCTTGGTTTGGACGTATGGGAACATGCATACTATCTCAAATATCAAAATAGAAGAGACGAATATATCAAAAACTTTTGGAGGGTTGTTGATTGGGATTACGTAAATGATAGATTGTGAATATTTATTGGTTATGAATATTATTGCAGAACCAGAAAGAAGTAAAATGTACAAGAGAATTTATAATCTCTTGGGCGCCCCGTTACGTTCCGTAGAATTGACAGATGAAATGATGGATTCACTAATGGAACTTTCCATTGGAGATTATACCCAATATGTTCAAGATTGGTTAATAGAGTCACAATGGACTTCATTATATGGTCTGAATTTAGACACTCAATCCGTCGCAAATGCACTAGTGAGAAGATCATTGGATTGGGAAACTCAATATACCTATGCCTACTCAAAAATTGTTGGACTTCAAAACTCAGGTCCTTGGGTACTTAAAAAGGATTATTTTCAGTTACAACAAAATCAACAGATCTATGAAATACCAGCAGGAAGAGAACTCAATGAATTACTTTGGTTTTCACCCTCTGAACAAAATAGTGTATTCTTTGACCCATGGTCGTTTGGAGCTCTAGGAGGGCCTGGTATAGGTGGACCCGGTGGATTTGCTCAACCTGGATGGGGAGGAGGGGGATATTTCTTTTTCTCATCTTACGATGTTTTATCTAGACTTCAAGACATCAATATTAAACGTAGGTTGATACAACCTGACGTACAATACAGAGTCACAGCATTACCTGGTGGTAAAAAAGCCGTAATGTTATACAATACACCTGGTGGAAAATTTGACTTCGGGAATTCGGAACTGATGAGAGGTAAAGTGTGGTACTGGTATTATGATACAAACGATGCTGATAGAGATCAGTGTCTGAAAGATAATCCAGACATTGTTAAATTACCATCAGATATTCCGTTAGATGCCCTTTCATGGCAGGATTTGAATGATCCCGCACAACAATGGGTCAGAAGATGGTTGACGGCTTATGCAAAAGAAACTTTAGCTAGAGTGAGGGGTAAATTTAGTGGAAACTTAAAAACACCCGATAGTGAATTACAAATGGACTACACCTCACTCTCTACCGAAGCAAAAGATGAAAAACAAATACTTTTAGAAGAACTCCAAAAAAGATTGGAAAGATTAAGGCCTGAGTTTATAATGAAAAGAGAGGCTGAAATTGCCACAGATCTAAATACACAACTAAAGTTTAGGGCATTTCCAATACCAATAACAACAGTTTAACATATGGCTATTATAAGATCGATACCTAGTGAAAAAATAATCAATGGTATACAAGTTAAAACTTCAGAATTAGCGGTTGTTTCAGAGGAAACATACACCACCAATGGTGAATATGCTATTGTTGTAAAAGGCGTTGGGAATTGTAAAATTACCCTCAACAGTGTCTCTACTGATAGAATTAAAATTAAAGCTTTGACGAGTGTTTTAATTGTTCCTGATATTAACAGAATTGATGAACATTGGGATGAAATCCAAATAGAGACAGGTGCCTGTATAGAACTAGTTTTTGTATATCAAAATTGGTACATACTTTCCTCTGATGGAGTTAAACTTTGGTGATTGATATGATTCTCCCACCCACTTTCAGCTAACTCATAGATGTAGTTTGGGTTCAATCCTCTTCTTTTCCAATAGTCAATTTCTTGTTCAGTTATTTCTAATACATCTTTTTCTAAATTATCTTGATCGGTTTCATTAAAAGGTTGACCATTTATTAGTTCACATTGAAGTGTCGTGAAATATTCTCGTTTTTCAGGATCGGTGATTAACAAAACATCTCGTACCTCAGGTTTAAAAACAACCAAAAGTGGTTCAATACGTTTGTTAAATACAGAAATGGCACGAGGTACATTGTATTCACCAGTAAGATTCGGATTATTATCAATGTCATTTTGACTGACTAAATAACAATTCAATGTAATAGTATCTCCTTTTTTAGCAACGTCACCCTGTGAAATCTTAGTTCCATTATTAACATAATAAATAACATCTCCAAGATTGACATTCATATTATTTTGAATAACAAGTTCCATGTGTGCTTGTCGAGACATAGGATTACCCGCTTTGGTTTTTTGTTTACACCTTTCTTCGTAATCTTTGACACTTTGTTTTATTTTTCCTCTTTGTGCGATTTTAACGAGAGGTATTTCCTTGTTGTAAATCTTGGTAAGATATTCATAATAAAATTCAACAAAATCCTTACCTTTACCTTGAAGGAGTAATTTAATTCCTTTGTCTAGAAAATCCTCTATGTAACCAGGTAGTTTTTTGGATTTAATTGTATTTCCTACTAATTTAATCTTACCTTTTTCAGTCAAAAGTGCATAATTTTTTCTTGCAATATTAATACAACTCGGCCACACACCATCATTATCTAAGGCCATTTCACCACGCATAAATATGTCGTTGTATTCGGCAATGTCTGCCGCGGCTCCTTTATACTCCTTACCTTGTTTAACTTTCCAATTATTACCTCTACCAATGTAAACTCTATCTTCAACACCTTTAGGTGCTGAAAAGTTGATACCATCGGTGTCCATCACTAAAGGCTCATAACCACGAGCCATAAAAAATTTTGTCATTTGTCGTAGGTATTGTCGTCCTGTACAAGTTATTTGTTCTCCCATATACATGTCACCCCAAGCGAAAACTTGAGGTGCTGACAGAGCTCCAAACATACTGTTGATGAATATTTTGATAGGTAATTGTTTTCTATCGTAAGATTTAGATTTCTTTGAGTCTGAATCTGAAAATTCTTCAGCAAGTTGTTTGTATAAAATACGAGTATCACGAAAATACTTTAGAAATCCTCTAAGAGCACCTGTTACATCACAATCGGGAAAAACTTCGTGTACTAATTGGATAGACGGATAAAGCGAACTAAAGTCAAGTTTAAGAACATTTGTAGAATACCCAACCTTGATTAACCGTGACAAACCACCTACAAAATCTTTTTTCTCTTGTTTTTTAGGAATAGCAAGTTTGTGTTTATAAGACCAAGCAAGCATGATCATTTTCCACAAGGTTGCAGTGCCCATAGTTAATACTCTTTCATATGTAGTTGGGACCAATGATGCAAGTAAAAAAGAACCTTGATTGAACTCTTCATCAACTCGAAGTGTTTCATCTAGATCATCGTCAAGATACATCTCAACGATTTTGTCACCTGTTACTTTTTCATAAACAGAAGGAAATCTTTTATCCAAATTTTCGAATTCAGGAATGTCGGCTCTCTTATATTTCCCATTGTTAATATTCAACCAATATTCCTCTTTCTTTTCATACATCTTACCAATGTTCTGATGGTCTATGTAAATACGATTTGGACTTTCTAATTCTAAGTATTGAGTAATGTATTTAAGACCCGCACTTTTAATATTCGAATTTATTGCTTGAGCTCGTCTTACTGCGTGAAGTATATCTATCACATTATAACCCCACATACCAATTTGATTATATTTCTCTACCTCATTGGCTAATTTTAGTAATTGTTCTTTTTGTGAGAAATGTCTTTCAGGGTTTAAGGTTATACAAATTTTTTTCATATCTAACCCCAAAGCCTTCGACCTCTCAATGATCCAATGCCAGTCAAAGTTAAAACTATTATATCCAGCGATAATACTCGGATTTAGTTTATGAATTGTTCTAAAAAATTCAATCAATCCTTGTTTCTCTTGTTCTTCTGTAAGACATTCAATCACTTGATGAAAACCTTTGTTTGTTTTCATACCGATCATAAATATACGACCATCTTTTGGATCAAGTGTGGTGGTCTCTAAGTCAAATCCAAATCGAGTAATATCATTATATTCTTCATAACCTTTAAACAACCTTTTTTCTTTTTGAATAAGATATTGCTCAACTGGTGGTAAGAGTAGAAACTGATCTTTAGCCGCCTCACCCCAAGGATCTATACCGCCCTCACGAAAAAATTGAATTAAGTTTCTGTATCCTTTGAGTGATTTTACAATAAAAGTAAGACCCTGATTCAGTCTGTCATTGTCATAAGTTTCTAATTTTTCAATCAGAATTTTATGTTTGGACATCGCTTCTTTTTGGTTGGCTTTAGATCCTTTGTAGAAATTTAAACTACGTAGATCACCAACCCAACAGAAAGGTATAAAAGTATCTCTTACGATTTGTTTTCCCTTACCAGGGATTTCTTTAATCTTACAGATTTCTTCTGTAGCATAATCGAATTCCAAAGCAACAATATACTGCTCAGGATCGTTTCCCTCCAAAAAATTTTTGATTTCCTCCGTTGTAATCATTTTACTTATACCTTTTCAACTATAAAGGTAATAAAAAACCCGTCAACAACAAGGACTATCTATGATAAAACTTTCTTGAATAAAGATGTTGAGTTCTTCCCTTAGTGGTAAAATAAGATCACCATCTTCCGATTTGATTAAAAATTGACCTTTGTATGTACCAACTTTATTGGTATCTTTTTTCGTGAATCTAAAATATACATAATATTCTGTCTGAGCATTTTCGTCTACACTAGTCAGTTCAACAATATAAGCAGGTTTAGACACAATTTTGGGTATACCCGTTTCACTATTAATCATCGTGAAAAAAATAGATGATGTTTCTAATAATTGCATAAATTGTTGATATTCACTACGACCATCTTTGACCACTTGCATTTTCAGAAGTGGAAGGTTTGCATTTTTATTTATGTAAAAATTCATTAAATATTTTTACAATAAATACACGTTAAGATTCTTTTCTTAAATTTCCAGAATAGTGTTCAAAACGATTGTGTTCCGTAGGTGTCATTAATAATAATGCGGGTTTTATCTTTCCAACTTTAGTTTCTTGAAAAATATGACTCATCCAAGTTTGTTCGTAGGGATGTGCCCATTTTGTATCTAAAAACATTTTTTTATTTCCTTCTTTGGAAACTACTTGTGGCCAATTAGAATAATAAACTTCACCTGTCACATATGGTATTCCATTGTGAGATCTAATGTTTTCATAATTTGTTCTTGGTGCGTTTTGGTCTATTCCGTGTTTTGGTAATTGAGTATTATTCGGAAAGAATTTTTCTCTTATGGTTTGAGGTACATTGTACCAGGACCATTGTACGCCATTATCTCCGAAAAATTCTGAATAATTAAATTTAAGAAAATCAAAGTCGTGTTTTTGAATAATTTGCAAAACGTTATTATAAAAGTTGTTGACATATCTGTTAAAACCATTTCTACAAACTTCACCTTTTTTGGTATAAAAAAACATATCGTCTTCAAAAAAGAAATAATAGTCAAAATTATTTAAATCGGCGTGTTCCGCAATAAATTGTCTTCCACCACAAATACCAAGATTATCTTTTTTAATATGAACAAAATCAAACTCCTCACACAATTCACTGTACCTCTGAAAAGTACTTTCATCGCTCGAATTGTCTAATAAAAACTTTTTTGGACCATCTATAAACTGACAATCATACTGTATCATCGATTCAATGAGAGTCTCAAATTGTTTCGGACTATTAAATCCAATTACGTACAACCCAACGTTCAATTCTTTCGATGATTTTGATACTTTGGGGCACATCGATAATAATTTTTGATTATTATTTTTTACATCTTCAAAAAACTTTGACAATAATCCGTTAGATTCAATTTCGAAATATCTATATGTCTCACAGTATTTGTATAAAAGTATTGTAAACAAAGATTCTTCAGTTCCCATAAACCCAGAATTCAAAGTTTCTTTCATTAGACTATAATACTGAGAATTAAACTCACTTATTAACTCTTTAGGTCCACCAAAAAAACCTCCTCTACAAACTTTATCTATTTTTTCACCAACCATAGAACACATATGTTCATAATTAAACCCATGAATTTCAGATTCAGCTTTGTAAGGAAAAGAAACAAAACTTATAAAGTTATGTTCACCCAAATTTTCGATAACATTGTCATGTGTAAAATACCCACTATGTACGGTATTTGTCAACCCAGCATCTATCCAAAATAAATAATTTGAATTAAATTTATCTAGTATTTTTGCATCGTGTAACAAAAAAACTTTACTCATCACTAAAGGATTGTACATATCTAATTTAGCCTGAGTCGAATCTGTTAACCACCCAACTTGATTATACCAATTTGGATTGGTTCTTATTTTTTGTATGATATCATAAAATTCGTTTTTAAACCAAGAAAGTTCTCTAACAATAAATTGAGTGTTTTCAGGACTTCTTCTCGCCATTACAAATTCTTCTAACTCACGATCCCCAAATATAATAAAATTATAATTAGATTTTAAGAGTTGTTCAAATTTATTTAAATAATGTTCGTACCCTCGAGACCACCCAACCGACAAATCAGATCTACCAATATTCCAGAGACCTGTTACTAAAGTTGTTTTATTATTGCTTTGCATAATTTGTAATTCTTTGTTTTTATTTAAAATTTCTTGATTTAAAGACATCTTATTTGATGAGTCTTTATAGAATAAAGATTGTCTTCCATTAAAAAGTGGGATATAACCATCCTCAATTAATCTAGGTGTAAGTAACTTGTCTTTACCACCATCTAGTGTGTTATAGTCTGTGTCATCAATAAGAATTAAATGCACACTAGAAAGTTTATCACGAGCAATTTCATAACATTCTAGATGTTTTTCAGCATAATTTGGTACTCCTTTATCCCATCCATCTAGAAATAAAATGTCAATAGTTTCAGAAAATTCACGTAAAAATTCTAACCCATCTTTTGGAATATGTAAATGAAGATTTGTTGGTTTTTCTAAATTCAAGTTATTATAACACCAATTAACACCATCAATACACTTTTCATCGATATCTACCGTGTGAACATCAAACCCCGCATCAGTCCAAAAAAAAGTACTATGACCATCCCCACAACATGGTGGTGATAAAAATGGATCATTTTGATTGTAAAAATAATCTATACATTTCTGAGTAGCTGATATTCTTGTTGAACCAATTTCAACTAGGGTTTTTAATTTTAATAATTTAGCAATCTCAATTGTTTTTTTTAAATATGGAGCAGGTTTCGATCTTAAAAAATCGTAGTCATTTGATGATAAATCATCGTGATTCCAAAATTTTTTGTCTATTTTAAAATCATTTAAAATTTTGTAAATTTCATTCATAAAAATTGTTTTAACGCTCCAAATACCCAAGTTTATAATAAATGTTATGGTTGTCAGGGACAGATTCCGTACGAAACCAAGAACATCCGCCAGATTCATTTGCAATATGACCTAGTATTGGAAAAGATTCTACTCTAGGGTTAAAATCAGTATCACCACTATATGATATAACATATTTTTTTATATTATTTTTTCCCAAATATGCAGAAATAATCATATCATCATTCCAATTTCCAATTGCAAAATCTTTAAAATCAGTATCAAAGAAAGATCTTTTATACGAAATAGTTTTATATCCTTCTAAAATTTTAACTCTCACATCTTTATTCATAGTAGTACAAAAATGACATGTACCATCTATAGCACCCATGCCAGCAAAACCTATTGCACAATCAGAATATTCATTTCTTTTAATTAAATGATACTCTATAAATCCATCCATATAATTTAAATCATCATCGACGGTTATTATAATTGTTTCGGGATCTGAAATTCTATCAATTGTTGGTATAAGTTTAGTTATAGAACCATAATCATCGGTTCTAAAAATTTTCAATTTATTATTATCATAATTTTCTAACCAACTCGGTATTATGTATTCCTGACCAGATTTAACATTATAATAGGGTATGTTTAAATGTAATTCATAGTTACTATATGATAAATTTAATAAAACATCTAAAACTGGTTTTAACCCACCATTTGTATGAATAGAATTTAATCTATTTGGAATAGTAGACATTGTCAAAATGACTAACCTATCATTAATTAATATTTTAGGAGACTCTTCAGTATCAATTTTTATAATTGAACTTTCTTGGAAATTATTTTCTTGTTCTTTTAAAAACAAAGTCTGTCTACCATTGAATAGTAATTTATAACCATTATCAATCAAGTATGGAGTTAGTAAATGATCTTTACCTCGAATTGTATGAACAAAATCTGTATCATTTATTAAAATTAAATGAGTTGGTGCTAACTTATTTTGTATTTTTATAAAAAAATTTAAATAATTTTCAGCACAATTTGGACTTCCAATTTCCCAAGCATCTAGATATAACAGATCAATAGTTTGATTAAAATTTTCGACAAACTCAAAAGCATCCATAGGAATGTACAACTTCAAATTATCAGGAACACTAATGTTTAAATTATTATAACCCCATAAAACACTATTTACTCTGTTTTCATCAATATCAACGCTATAAACATTAAAATCTTCCTTTGTAAAAAAAAAGGTACTGTGACCATCAATACAACATTGTGGTGATAAAAATGAGTTATTAAAGTTATAGAAATAATCTAAGCATCCTTGAGTCACAGCATAAGTTGACGAACCCAATTCCACTACATTTTTTAAATTTAGTTCTTTAGCTATTTCGATAGTACATTTTAAATATGGAGTAGGTTTTGACCTACGGAGCTCTTGTTCTTCGTTTGTTAAATTAGAATATTTCCAATATTTTTTATCTACTTTAAAATCTGATAAAATTTTTTGAATTTTTTTAGAAAGCATAATTAAGATAATTTGTTTAAATCTATTAGTTTTTTTAAAATATCTACATTAGAATCTATTGTACCATTTTTTTTGAACCAATTGTAACCATTAGTACTAATATAATTTAAAAATTCTAAATTATGTATATTTTCTTCATACTTTTCAATCAAAAGATTAATTTGTTCCTCGGGATTAGTTACTTTTGGAACTGATAAATAATGAAAATTTGGTATAAGAGGGTCATGAAAAGTTTGAGATAATTCAGGTCTAAGTAATACAGATCCGACTGATAAAATTTCCATATCACGATTACAAATTTCACCAGCGCCATTAAGACTTAAACATATTTTTGAATCGTATAGTTCTTGAATATAAAAGTCTGGATCAAATCCCCTATGTTCCAAAAAAATTTCGGGGTGTGCTTTTGACATAGAAAGTCTTTCACCATATAAAGTTCCTCTGAATTTTAATTCATTGTTTGGTTTTTCTTCTATTTTTTTTAACGTTTTTTGTGAAGATAAGTTCTCAAAATTAACACCATAACAAGTATATGAGAAAGGTATGTGTTCTAAATTACCATATACTCCAGAAGATGTTATTAAACCAAGACAATTTTCCGTATCCCAATCATGATAAGAAGTCATGAGAGAAGCGGCATTGTCCCAATATGAAATTAAAAAATATTTTGAATTTTCTAAATTTCTGACAGTCATAATATGTGGTGAATAAGGCCCACACACATTCCTATTTACCATTCTACCACTATTTTGATAAATAGTTTCAATTGTAGTATGATTAGTTACAAACCAGTTGTAATATCTGTTATACACATGTAAAGTCGCCCAATCGGTGTGCGGGTTTTCAAACGTAATTTGTACTTTCATTCTTTGTCAATTGGATAATTTAAATGTATTCTTTCGAATTCAAATTCAGTCGATCTATTAATGAGTCCGTAGTATAAAAAATTAGAGTGCCATCCTAAAATTGATAATTGATAAAATTTTTTAGGTCTTGTCAAACTTACCATTTCTGCCAAATTATCATATAATCTATCTAATAATATCTCATCCGAGATGTGTTTATTAAACCAATAATATGTATGATCGTTAGGTAATATGTTTATATTTGAATATTCATACGTATGGGCATTATCGATTTTTGCTAAACTTTCTAAAATATACTGATTATTTGTACCAACATGGAAATTACCACCTTTATTTATTATAAAAGTTTTGAGATCTCTAACAATATTTTTTAATTCTTGAGTTTCTCGTCTGTGCCAATCTACATATCTAATATGTAAAAATTGACAATCTTCAGGAATTTTTGTAAAAAATTTATCACATTTGGTGTAAACTTCGTGATTAAATTTAGGGAGAATATTTGGTTTTGACGTATTTATTTGACCTTGCCCTGCAATCTCTATAACTCTATCGGTATTATAATTTGGAGTCATTGGGTAGTCCATTGGTTTTTCATCTAAATAGATATCCCACCAATGTTGTCCTGGTCCAGGCCCGTATTGTGTTGCAATATACTTTAAATCTCCAATAGTTTGATCTTTTATAGTATATCTTCTTACTGATATATCATCAAAAACTTTGAAAGAATTAATATCAAAAATTTTTTCAAATTCAGTAAATCCTATAAATTTATTTTCGATTGGGGGATTAAAACTTAAAATTAATTCTGTTTTAAATCCTTTTTCTTTAAAAAAATTAACAAAATTTGTATATTCAGTAGCAGCACAATAAAAATCCCCCAATCCAGTTCCCCAATTATGTTGTATTAAAATTTTCATCTAGTACCAAATATGATTTATAGGTTTATTATAGTTATCTCCAGGAAAAACTTCACCGACACAGTAATTAGAAGGGTCAGTAAGAGGAAAATTTTTAATAAAGTGAGAACAATGTGTTAAATGTGAATTTTCAAAAAAATCTTGAGAAATTTTTCTTATAAAAAATTGATCAGATCCATAATAGTTACCATGATTCCATTTTTGTAATTCGTCTGACATGATTAATCTTTCATTTTTCTTCATACCCCATAATCCACCCATTACATCAGAATGATTTACATTGTCTCTTATGTCATGAAATAGGTAATCAGATTCCATAAAAATATCAACACATTTTTTTTCACGATAAGATAATCTTGAATCACTATCCCTACTTAACATTACATCAACATCGGGGTCATCTATTGCTAAAAATCTCCAAGTCATAGACGGGTAATCCTCTATTTCTTCTTTGAAAACTAATTCACAATTTTCATAGTTTTTGTAATATGATATAAAATTTGAACTCAATAACGTTGAACAATAAATTCTACATATCCAATTAGGGTATATTATTTTTGCTAACTCTAAGTTGCAAATCATTCCGTTCAGATATTTCGGATCATCCCCATACAAACAAAATGATATTATTTTTTTCATAAAAATCTGTTATAGTATGAACTTTCTTTAGATATGTTATATTTTTTAAATAATTTATTAATAAAAGTTTTGTTATTTTGATGTGTGTTTAGATTAAACTTACCCCATCTAATTATTTCTGAATATAAAAAAAATAAATAATCATCTTCTCCATTGTGTTCATCAAAAGCGTAATTGGTATTCAAACTATGTTTTTTGAAACAAACATTTTTAAAATTATAGTCATAAAATTCTTTATCTTGATAATATTCACCGTTATTAGAACCTCGTGACATTCCTTTTTTATTTAAAATATTTGATGTGTCCATATTATGTAATGCCAAATTTTGATTTTTTTGTAAAAACTCTTTTAAAGATTCTCTTTTCCAAATACATGGTTGGACTGAATACATATAAAAATAACTATTATCAAAAATCATCAATTTTTGATTTTCTAAACCATAGTCTGTGTAATTTATATCTAGTTCTGACCAATCATAACTATAACTCATAAACGAAAAATAATCAATTTTTTGATCAGACATAACTTTTATTAAATTTCTAATATTATCCCATTTTATTGGTTTAGTAACAACATAATCGTCTAACAAAATCATAACATAGTCAGTCTCAATATTATCTAATAAATTCAAAATTGTTTTACCATAATGGTATCCACCATCTGAAAATGGAACATTTGAATCAAACAATTCTATATCAAAATTTTCTACTAAATGTTTAGTTTCTATATTAAAAGCATTACTGACCAAGTATTTTTTAATTTGTTGATCTCCGCAGTTTTCAAAAAAACCATCCAATGCAATTTTAGCAATTGGGATGTAATTTTGATTTGTATACATTATAAAAGTCAAAAAGTTATTTAGTTCCATTTTATTTTTTTAAAAATTTATGAGGATAATCACTGCATATTCCATAACATAATTCTATGGGATCATTGTATATTTCTGGTAATACCGCAATACTATTTTTAATTGGTTGTTTTCCAGGATATACCCAAAGGTATCCTTTAGATGTTAATGTAACTGTATCCTTTTCGTGCCAAAAATAATTCAAGTCATGACTATTTTTATTAAAAAACGATATAGCCTCTATATTTTTACAATGAACCCATAACTTATGCGTTCTATCACTTAGCCAATTTATCTCAATTTGATACTGAGGTGCGTCATGTCCCAAATAAAAATTACCGTCAACAAACCAAACATCAACTTCAACTTCATATCCCAAAGTAAATGTTTCTGTGATATAGTGTGGAGAGTTTTCTCTTATTTTATTTGGACCATTGATATTACCTCGATGTGAAATTAAAATCATTTGAAATTTTCTAAATAATAATTTAAATCTTCTGGGGTACCTAACCCCCACATACCTTGTACGTTAAATATTCTGATTTGTTTATTATCCTCTATTGCTTGATTAAAAACAGGACAGACATAAAATTCATTGTTTACCCTGATATTTTTATCTATCATTTTTTCAGCATATTTTACAAAATCAGATCCATATTTCCAATAATAGTAACCAACAGTAGCAATATTTGATATTGGATTTTTTTCCGCAACTTCAGTTACTAATCCCAATTCATTTACTTTAGCAAAAGACCACTTTGGGTGAGTGGACTCAAAAGTTACTATTCCTCCATCACAGTCTGTTTCTTGCATCTTATACATAAATTCACTAGAGTCCCATTCTACAAATTGGTCTGAGTTTGCAAAAAATAAAGGTGAGTCATTATTAATATATTCTTTAGCAAGGAGGGCTGTACAAGCAGCTCCTTCTGTAATTCCGTTAACTTCTATAATTGTACAGTTTGGTGTAATTAAATTGAGTAATACGTCTAAATTATATTTTTCTCTATGACTTTTTTGAACTATGTAAATGAAATTTGCTTCTATATTCAAATTTCTAACTACTAGTTCAATCATAGGTTTGCCTTTTACATCAATTAGTGGTTTTGGAAAAGTATACCCAGCTTTTTCAAATCTAGATCCCGCACCAGCCATAGGAATCAACACATTCATATTTTGGTTTTTCCATTTCATTATTTTAAAATTTACATTATTAATCTTATTAATCTCATTTAAAATATAATTTATATTAATGTCTGATGGTGATTTAATTCTTAAAACATGAGAACCACTTGAATTTGCGGCAATAAGTCCATATGGTGAGTCTTCTAAAATTAAATTTTCGTGTGGTTTTATACCAAGTTCAGACATTACATTCCAATACATTTCAGGATGAGGTTTACTATTTTTTACATCTTCATTTGATTTAATAACATCTACATAATCAATAACATCTAATTTACATAAAATCGAATATACGGTTTTACGTATACTGTTAGAACATACTGCAATTTTGTAACCTTTTTCTTGTAGTAATTTAAAACATTCACAAATATTATAATTTGGTTTGATATCAGAAAGATATTCTAAAGTTAATTTTTGTTTATTAACCCAAATTTCATTAAAAAGACTTTCAGGAAGTCCTTTATTCTTATGTAGTAATTCTAACTTTTGTTTGGTTTTTAAACCATCATAAATTGATAAATGTTCTTCCCATGAAATTGCATAAGACCCTAGAGCATTATTAAGGGCTAAATAATGAATATGTTTTGTTTCTACAAGAACTCCGTCTAAATCGAAACTTATTAATTTTATCACTAATTATTAAAATAATTAACTTACGGTTGAATAATCTAACTGTCCAGTTATTCTATCACACCACCCTTTAGATTCTGAGTGAGGCCATACAACCCAGTATTTTGGTTTATGAGATGTTTGGAATTCTCTCCAAACTTTACAATACCCATCTGGGTCGTTCATCATACGTGCAATTTCATGTGTATCAGCATCTTTTCTGTAAATTGTCTCATCATTTTCATCATGAAACGCCACTACCCAAAAATTGTAATCCTTTTCTGGTACTTGTTGATACCCAATATCTATACAATGTTTGAACACTAAAGCAAAGTCATTTTTCCAATCTTCTTCAGTTTCGTAATTATACGGATTTGGAGGATAATTTTTATCTAAAGTGTATTGTTGTATTGCTCTTTTTTCAAAGAGTAATCCTGAATATTTTTCATAATCTTTTAGAGATCTTATTTTACCAAAACCATATGGACCGTCATGCCCTTCCTGTTTAATATTATCCATTCCAAATAATTTTCTATTTATATCATGAGATACGTTATTTTTTTGTACCCAATTTCCATCATCATCCCATTGTTTGGTTCTTCCTTTTCTAGTATATTCATGCCAAATTAAAACTTTGTGTGGATGAAATAAATCATATCCCCAAGTATAAGCTCTTGCAGCTATAGATATTTCTTCACCATGAAAATAATATTCAGGATTGTGTTGAACTTCTTTACTAAATTTACCTAGTGTAAAGGCATAGTGTGCTGAATAAAATCTTGAAGGAATTGGTTCAGTTAATTCTTGCCAATTTGGTATTGTTTCAGGTAAAAAAAACACGGCACCTTCAGGAATAAATCTATCGAAAACCATTCTCCAAGGTTCTTGAACACGAGCAGCAGGATCTCTATCAGGATCAAATGATGAGACGTAACCGGTTAATAATGGTTTTTTGTATCCCTTTTTTTGAAGTTGTTTAATCATAGAAATCATTTCAGTGTCCCAACCTTTGGCAAACCTCATATGTGAATCTATTTGAAGTGTATATTCTTCTTTTTTATACAATTGTTGTACTTGATTTCTAGCCCAACAAACTCCTTTAGATTCGGTATAAGGAATATTTAATATTCTAAATCTATCATCCAACATATATTCAGATAAATCGTCAAATTTATCTTCTGGGTGAAATTGACGTGCAACACCAAAAACTAAATTATTTGGCTTATCTGCATTGTCTATACAACTTTTTATTGTTTTAATTAATTCAGGATCTCTATAAGACGCTATTTGTACAAATATTTTCATATTAATTTTTTAAAAAAAAATACTTACATGTTTTTATTTGTAAATGGTTTTGATTTGTTTTTAAAATCAAAAAAATACAAATTACTAAAATTAAGGACAATTCCAAGTCCCACCACTTGGTATACAATTTGATCCTTCAATAATAAATCCATCCCAAGTAGGTGGACCATAAGTTTGACCTGAATAAATTAAAACTATATTATCTTTTATTGCACAGAATGTACCTGATGGGTCGCCTGCTATAGCAATACTATTTTCTTCAACTGTACATCCAGTATAATTAAGGACATCTTCACTACCAGCATCTGGTGTGTTATAAGTGTAACAATAACAAGACACTTGTGTCTGAGTTGGTGTTTGCGTATTTGTTTGTGTATTTGTTGGAGTTTGAGTTCTAGTAGGAGTGTTAGTTGGGAATGATGTTCTTGTAAGAGTCTGCGTAATTGTTGGTGTTTGTGTTTTTGTTGGTGTATTTGTTAGAGTTTGAGTAGGAGTGTTAGTTGGGAATGATGTTCTTGTAAGAGTCTGCGTAATTGTTGGTGTTTGTGTTTTTGTTGGTGTATTTGTTAGAGTTTGAGTAGGAGTGTTAGTTGGGAATGACGTTCTAGTAGGAGTCTGCGTAATTGTTGGTGTTTGTGTTTTCGTTGGTGTTACACTTGCTGGAGGTGTTTGAGTAACTGTTGATGTTTGTGTGTTTGTGGGAGATATGGATGGTGTAAGTGTTTGTGTTTTAGTCATTGTTATAGTAATTGTTATAGATGGTGTCGGTGAGTTGGTAGCCCTTGGCGTTTTGGTTGGTGTTAAAGTTTGCGTTATTGTAGGTGTTATTGTAGGTGTTTGAGTGTATGTGGGGGTTATACTTGGAGTTGGTATAGGTGTTCGTGTGATTGTTGGTGTTAATGTTGGTGTTTTAGTTATAGTTGCGGTTATAGAAGGAGTGGGAGTTAATGTAGGTGGTATACTAGGTGTTGGTGTTAATGATTCTTGTGGAAAACATATGGGGTCCAAGATTTGAAGATTTTCACTTGGGGTAGATAATATGTTAACATACCAAACATTTTTAACTATGCCAGGATAAAGCCACATCTCATCAACTATCAATGTATCACCACATCTCATGTATGTAACTGTGATTATATTTTGAGATATATTTAATAGTTTAGCGTTCCAACATTTGCACATAATGTTTATAGTTTAATGTAAATTTATAATTTTTAATTAGATTCATGATTTTAGGTAGGAAGTGGTTGTGTTTGAGTTGGTATTGGGGTATTAATTGGAGTTGCCGTCGGAGTTGAATCAAGACATGTAAAACAATATGTATTCAAAAAATCGTATTTTGGTCTCAATATTCTTGCATTATGTTGTATTTCAGGTATAGTCAAAGGTTTAGCATACATCGAAAAAGAAGATATTCCTCCATCGAATGTCCCAGCAAAATTCTGTTCAATTAAAATATTTGTAGTTAACGCACTTAAACTTGTTCCACTTAAGATTTTTGGTGGGAATAATTCAGGATCCTGAATATAATAATTCAAATCATTGGTAGGAATAGCACTAAAAATTAAATTCTCGTGGAGTCCTTGTGTACCTCCACCCCATGAAATATTAAATGGTACACCTACTTGAGTTTCTTTGTGACCATAAAGTCCTCTCGGAATAATTTCTTCGACATTATCGAAGGTTTCGAATAATTTACCATTTACAAAAATTTTAAATTTTCCTTTACGGAAACCTTTTTCCAATAACCACTCATTGTTGAGTTGTACCAACTCTTCTTTTTCAGGATTTAATTGGTAATGTGTTATTGGTGGTGAAATTAATGAAACTGAATTACTATCTGTAGATGCGGTGAATACTAAATTAGAAATCACACCTAAACCACCAAGGTAAACTAAATCACATTCATCCAAAGCCGTATTTCTTTCAAAAACCACGTCGATTAAAACCCAATGTTCATCTAATGAATATGTGGTTCCACTACATTCATCGTATATTCTTTTTGTAGTACAATAATTGTTAATTGAGTATCCTGTTTGAGATTCAAAACCTGTGGTTTCACAACTACCACTCGTTATACAATCACCTGTCATAGTCAAGGTCCTAATGCATATTTTTGGATTGGTTGGATCACCACTAAATCTTATGGCAAGTGCGTTAGACATCCCGTTATAGGCAGCATCTTGTTCTGCTACAGGGACTTGTGGTTCATCAGGACAACAAGGACTTTCCGTGTAGTGATAATCAGTAATCCCTGTAGGTGGATACACAAAATAACAATCGGAATTATTGTATTCTAAAAAATTTAATTTATCAACAATCCAATATTGAAAATCTCCTTTTCCAACACGATAGGTTGTAACAAATTGCAAAGAACTTGTTTCGGCCGAATACCCAATAACATTACCTGTTAAAAAAGCAAGTTCGTTATGATATACAACACAAGTATCACCTGAAGTCCATAACAAATCCTGACCAACTTGAATTGTCGCACCTGAAACGCTCAAATCAAAATGAGATGTGGAGTTAGTTGAGTATCCTGGATTTAGTGTTGTACAATCACAAGTTGTTAAATCTTTTAATCTTTTAGTTACCCGATCATAATCAGGATCTGTAGGATTTTTTCCTTGTGCGAAGTGCCAATATTTGTTTTCCGCACGAGTTCCTAAGTAGAAAAAAATACCCGAATTGTTTGGATAATATTGGTTCAGAGTTGTTTTACCTGATGGTGTTGAATACTGATTGTATATCCTTGGTTTCAGTGTCATTTCAACTGTCCAACCTTTGGTATATCTTTCAGGTAGTATTTTATAATTATACCCGAAAAGTTCATAAAAACCTTGATAAAATCCTCCGTAAAGTTCATTGTAAACTCCAACTGTATTAGCGGTATAAGATACCATTTCATAGGCAGTTTCTGCGGTAATTCCCGAAAATCTATGATTTGGATGGTTCGTATACCCGGTTACTTGAAATAATTTTAATCTTCTATCAAATTTTAATCGATCGAACTTTTCGCTGTCATCCAATAATCCTTCGGTATAAGAGATACTTTGACCTGTCATTCCTGTAACCAATCCATTGTCAGTACCTGTTAAACCTATATCACAAATACTTTTTCCTGAAAAACAATCCAAAATATAATCGTAAGGATTATAATAATTTTCAGAAACTATTACGTTTTCCCTTTTATACTCACCAAATGGTAAATCTATTTTCTGAGATGATCCTGAAAAATTTAAATCAATTTTTACCGGTAATACATCACCATCATTAGCTCCGATAATTAATGGTGAAAAAACAACTTCTTCATTGTATTGTCGTTCATCATTGGCTAAAGAAATATCCGAAATTTGTAATACAGGTTGTAAATACAACTTTGATTTGACATATTGGTTAATGTTTTGATAAGCCATATGAATAAATACAATTAGAAAGTATTTATATTAAAAAAAATTATGATTCAATACGGAGAGGAATATTTTTTTAACAATATGTACTTCTTTTTGAAGAAAAACATCGACTCTATTGATGTTTATTATTCGAATGGGAAAAATTTATCCGAATCTAGACGTGACGAGGAAATTATGTCTTTCCCACATTCTTCAGAAAAAAATTTAAAGTTGATTTTCGAAAAAATTCAAAAATCCAAAAAAAGATTTTCTAAGAAACAAATTCAAAAGATTTTATCAAAGATTAAACCTAGTAAAAATGGTGAATTAGATGAATTGGTGGACTTTGATGGTAGTTTGAGTAACTCAAAAATTCCAATACATGATCCTAAAATGTCTCCAAGAAAAACTATGGACCAAACGGTATTCGCGGTGGCTCAACCAGGAAATCCCGTTATGAGAGGATACCGAGTTTATTGGGGTGAAAGTGTTCAAAGAGAAGAAGATATGTCCAAAGCGTTTGGATGGGAAGAAACAAAAGACTTGTCTCCAAAAGAAACGGTAGATACTTTAGAAGATATGGGAGTTGAGAATCCTGAAGAAAGGGCTTTAGAGTTTGGTAAATCCCCCCGAGTGAACAAAAAGAAATTACCAGGTTCTGATATTCGTATGATTGTTAAGGAAAGAAAAAATAAAATGAAAGATGTTGTAGAAGATATTCTGGCTAAAAGACATTCTAGTGGAGATATCAAAAATAAAGAAGTTGAAGTATCCGCAGTCTTGAAAAAGAACCTAAAATCATTAATTAGTATGGCAAAAAAAGAAGGATTAGAAATGTCTGACATTATAAAAATGGTAAAAAATTCAGATAATGAATAGTCAATTGTACGATAGAAAATGGAATTTTCCCGAAGATATGAGAAATCATATGAAAATTTGTTTTGCTAAAGTAAAAAATGCAGATCAAAATACGGAAGGGTATAATCGAAACTTACGATTACAAAACACTCAACAAGTATCATATCCTGAGTTGAAAAGAATTAAAAATTTTTTTGATACCTTTCAAGGTCGTAATGTAGACGCTCCTTTTATATTGAATGGTGAAAATAAAATGAAAGAGTTTGTTAACACTTGTTTATCAAATGCTAGACAAAGTATACAGGGGTCGGAAAAAATTAAAAGGGATACAGGAATGGATAATGAGTACATTCAAGTACCAACCGCAGACATCAACCTTAACATCGCTAAAACAACACCAAAAAAAACAAACATACAACAATACGATTTGAAAGTGACAGAAAATCTTAAAAGAATAAACGAAATTTTTAGTAAAATTTAAAAACTATGGCACTAGAACCACTTGATTTTTCTCAACCAGAAAACAGACTTACAGCAATTGCCGATGTTGAGAGAAAAAAGAACATTGTAAAAAATGATTTTAAACAACAAGGAAACGAATATTCATCAACCAACCCTGCGGCAGTTGGGGATGGTGATGAAATCGGTAGAGGTACGGGATCTTACTTGGACGTGTACAACGAACAAGCAGGTACTTCTGTTGACGTTTTGGAACGTAAATTAAACATTAAATTCAATTTATATCAACCAAACAAACCATACAGAGTTGAACAGTAATGAAACTTATTGAATCTCTATATCATCTAATTTTAGAGGCGGCGTCTATTAACGATATACGACAGTCTATAGAAAAAAAACAAGTGTGTACAATCTATTACACAGGAGATGAACCTGGTGGTAGAGGTTTAAGAGAAATTGAACCTGTATGTTTGGGTTATTCTAAGGCAAACAATTTAGTTTTACGAGCGTGGGATCTAACAGGTGCTTCACACACAGGATATTTAGGTTCTCAACCTTTACCAGGATGGAGATTATTTAGAGTCGATAAAATCACGATGTATAAACCTTTGCGAACAAATTTTAGTCAACCTAGACCAAATTACAATTTTAATGGTGACAAAAGTATGAGTAGAATTATTATTAATGCAAAGTTTAACACACAAACAGTATAATATGAATCAAGACCTATTTCAGAAGTTAGCAGTCGCTAAAAAAATTATGGATAAACAAAATGAAATGCCACGAGGTAATTCACCTATGAGTATTTCGTCACCTAGTGTTCAAAGTTTTGAACCTATTAACGCAAGTTATAACATTCCACAAGAATTTTTACAGGAACAAAAACAAGTACCACAACAAAACTCGAACGTTCCTATGTCACAAAAAATTCAAAATTCTAAATTACCAGATGAGATCAAAAGACTGATGTTGGAACACCCAATCGAACAACCACAAACACAACCTGTATTATCGAATGAAGTAGTGGAAGCCGCGACTAGGTTAATGAAAACCGATGCTGCTGGTAACATAAAAGGTGAACCAAAAAAAAATCAATCTAACTTTGATTATAGTACATTAAAATCTATGTTGAAAGAAACAATTGAAGAGGTTCTTAGTGAAAAAGGACTTTTATATGAAGAAAGTTCTTCAACCAAACAAGGGTTAACGTTTAGGGTTGGGAGTCACGTTTTTGAAGGTGTAGTGACAAAAATTAAAAAAGTTAGATGAATTTTTTTAAATTTCTATCTTGAAAATCGCATCTGTTTAGATTATACTTTGATTGTTATTTGTAAAACAAATAACATTAAACTATTTTAAGAATAATCTATAAAATGCAACAAAATTCAATTCAACCCCCAAATGGTCGTGAAAAGATTAGGATTCTTGTAGTCCCATCTGACCGTACGGGGGTTGGTTAACTAAAGGTAAATTTAGGTCTTTAGACCCACACATTTTTTTACAAAATAAGTTTTCGGACGAATTTCATGTGGAAATCGAATACGAACCACAAATTAACAATATAAATTTTTGGAAAAATTATCAAATAGTTCATTTCCATAGAACTTTAGGACAAAACTATGATACATCTGCTGATTTGATTAAAATGTTGAATCAAGTTGGAGTAAAAACAATTATGGATTTAGACGATTATTGGTTACCAACACCAGATCATCCAATCCATGCCTTAGTTTTTCAAAATAAAATTCACGAAAAAATAATTGCAAATCTTAAAGCGTCTAACTATGTAACTACAACAACATCATTATTTGCAAATGAAATAAGTAAATTTAACAAAAATACTTTCATATTTCCAAATGCAATTGATCCAAACGAAAATCAATTCAAACAAAATTCTACACCTTCAGATAGACTAAGATTCGGATGGTTAGGAGGTTCTTCACATTTACACGATATTTTAATTCTAGAATCTTTATTTTCTAGGATGGATGAATTTAAAAATCAAACTCAAGCATTTCTATGTGGATTTGATATAAGAGGAACTGTAACTGAAATAGATAAAGCATCAGGTAAGGAAACTAGGAGAGATATCAAACCGCACGAAACAGTTTGGTCACAATACGAGTCTATATTTACAAACAATTACAAATTAATTTCTGAATCTTATAGAAATTTTTTACATAAATACAAAAATGAAGAAAATTTAGAATTTGATAATGAATTTTATAATAGAGTTTGGACTAAACCAATTAATTCATACGCCGTAAATTATTCAAAATTTGATATTTCATTAGCTCCAATCAAAAACCATATTTTTAATAGAATGAAATCACAATTGAAGATAATCGAAGCTGGGTTTTTCAAAAAGGCTATAATAGCCTCCAATCTAGGACCATATACTATTGACACAAAACATGCAATGAACAAAGGAAATTTTACAGATGGAAATGCGTTATTAGTTGATGAAAATAGAAATCACAGTGATTGGTTTTATTATGCAAAGAAATTAATACAAAACCCTAATTTTGTACAAGATTTAGGTGAAAGATTATATGAAACAGTTCATGAAAAATATAATTTAGAAAAAGTGACAAAAGATAGAGCAGAATTTTACAAATCCATATTATGATAACACAACCAATAACTAAAATCCTTTTTTTCGATATCGAAACAGTAGGTTTATTCAAGAACTACGAAGAACTAGAGAAGAATAATGAGATGTTATTAAAACAATTTCATAACTATTTCGACTGGTTTTTAAAAAGATTTCCTGAAGATAAAGAATTACCTAAAGAACAAGTTTTTATTAACAGAGCGGCACTTGTACCCGAATTTTCGAAAATCGTTTGTGCGAGTTTTGCATTTGTCACACCTGATGGTAAAGTCCACAAACAGACCATTTCAGGTGATGATGAAAAACAAGTATTGTTAGAAATAAATCAATTGTTTAATAAAGTTCAAAAATCTGATTTTTGGTTGTGTGGGCATAATGTAAAAAATTTTGATATACCACACCTTCTTAAAAGAATGGTAATTAACGGAATAAAACCATCAACACTCTTACCTAGTTATGAAACAAAACCTTGGGAAATCAGAGCAATTGACACAATGGATGTTTGGAAATTTGGTAATCCCTTTGGTTTATCCTCATTGGAATTGATGTGTGCCGCTATGGGAGTACCCTCATCCAAGGAAGGTGAGATCACAGGTAATCGAGTACATGAAGCATATTGGGAATACAATCAATTAAATTTAATTGTTGAGTATTGTGAACGTGATGTATTGGTTTTGGTAGACCTAATAAAAAAACTTAAAGACTTAAAATAATGATAGAAGAAAATGATAAAGAGTTTGACAATTTATCTAATGAATTTGAAGAAATTTTACGTAGTTTAAATGACTCAAATGGTTTGGACATAGATAAAATTTCAAAAAGTTTAGGATTAGATTTTGATTTACTCAATAAAAAATTGGAGGAACAAACTTACAAAATAGAACTAAGTTATGTAAAAATTCATAGTGATGCCTCAGATCCTGTTTATGCTTACGAAACAGATTCTTGTTTTGATTTATGTGGAATAGGAGATCACATAATTGAAGGATTTGGCCGTATCCTTGTACCCACAGGATTAAAATTTGATATACCAAAGGGTATGGAATTACAAGTAAGAAGTAAAAGTGGTTTAGCTATAAATTATGGTCTAATTGTACTTAACAGTCCTGGTACTGTAGATTATGGATATGATGGGGAAATAAAAGTAATATTGCATAATACAACACCGAATCCTATAATGGTTAATCACAAACAAAAAATTTGTCAATGTTGTTTGTCATTGATAAGTTCAGGTAGTTTTGTTAATTTGATAGAAAAACAAAATATAACTAGTAAAGAACGAGGTGAAAATGGTTTTGGCTCAACAGGAATTTAATTATGATAACAGTAGGATATAGTACAAGAAAATCTTCTCAGGTATTCCAAAATTTGCTACGTCAAACTTCAGGATTACCTAAGTTAGAAATTATAGAAAAAATAAACGATACTGGTCGTTCATTAACTGAAGTCTATAACGAAATATTAAACGAAGCAACTAATGATATTGTTATTATATGTCATGATGACATTTATTTTGACACAAAAAATTGGGCAAACAAAATATTAAAACATTTTAATAAATCACATTATGGTATTTTAGGTGTTGCTGGAACAACTTATATGCCCAAGAGTGGAATGTGGTGGGAAGATAGAACTACGATGTGTGGGATAGTAAATCACGAAAATGAAGGTAAAAAATGGGAATCAAAATATAGTAAAAATTTAGAAGATAAAATAAAAAACGTTATAGTTGTAGATGGTCTTTTTATTTGTATTCATAAAAAAAGAATAATATCCAATTTTGATGAAAATGTTTCTGGATTTCATTTTTACGATATAAATTTTTCCTTTGAAAATTTTATAAAAGGAGTAAAGATAGGTGTAATTTTTGATGTTAGAATAACTCACAAGTCTATTGGAATGACTAATGATAAATGGGAAGAGAATAGAATTTTATTTTCAAAAAAATTTAGTGAGTATTTACCTACCAAAATAAAAAAAAGTTCAAATGATTTGTTAAAAATTTTGGTTTCAATTGAAAATAATTTTAATTTAATTTCTGATTTGATACTTGAATTAGCCGAACTTCCTAAAAATTGGGAAATACATGTAATCAGTAATTTCAAGAAAATTAAGGTAAAAAATAAAAACATAAAATTAATTGAAAAAAATCAAATACCTGATACAAAAATTGGTGACGGTAATTGGAGTTTAACAATTAATGGAAATACCGTTCGAAGTGTTGATAAAGTTTTGTATAGTACAAATAACTCTAACTATGACTTGATTATACATGATAATAATAAAGAATATAATTTTATCAAAGTAGCATTTTCAAATTTACCTAAATTGAAAATAAATAATGATTTAAAAGTTATTAATACTAGTGATATACTTAGTATTTTAGATTATACATCAACAGATAATAAAAAAATAAAAATATTATCTAATTATTCTTCTTATGGTGGGTCTACGGTCGCTTTTGTAAATTTAACAAATGAACTTAATCGTTATGGATACGATTGTACATTTTATGGTCCACATAGTTATCACCTTGATAAATGTAAATCAGATTTACTTCTAAATTTAAAATTAGAACAATCCGATAGATTAATTTGTCATTTTATAAACTTACCTGAAAGACCAAATGTACATAAGGTCGTATTTTCTTGTCACGAAAAATGGTGGTGGTCGTTTAAAAATATTAATAATTTTTTTGACACTTGTGTATTTTTACATGATCAACATAAAGAATTTCATCAAGAATATAATGGAGATTACAGTATAATTCCAAACCTAAAACCAAATTTATTTTTTAAAGAAAAAACAAATAAAAAAATGATCGCAGGAATAATAGGTTCTATCGAAGAAAGAAAACAAACTCATATCTCGATAGAAAGAGCAATTTCTGATAATTGTGAAAAAATATTAATTTTTGGAGCTATAGGTGATAAAAATTATTTTGATAATCAAATTTCAAAATATTTAAATAACGGGTTGGTTGAATACATTGGGTATACAGAAGACAAACAAGAAATGTACGACTCTATAGGTAGAGTTTATCATAGTTCAAAAGGTGAGGTCGCTTGTTTAGTAAAAGATGAGTGTTTTATTACTGGAACTGATTTTTTTGGTAATTCTGAAACAAATAATGAAGTTTCAGATCTTAGTAATTTACAAATAATAGAAAAATGGAAAAATTTATTAGATCTATGAAAGATAAAATAACTACATTTATTTTCGCACATACACAGGACATAATTCTAGATTGTATAGAAAAAAAAAGATTTTCTAATATTGAGAATATTAAGTATGTATTTTTAAGTTTAAATGATTGTTCAAAAATAGAGCACATAGATAATGTTATAATTTGTAAGAATTTTTTAGGAAATCTAGAAAAATATCCAAAATTAACATCATTTACTGGTTGGTATATTTTAACAAAATATGGATTAATTGAAACCGAATATGTAAATTTATTTGAGTATGACATCAATTTAACAAATCAATTCACAGAAAAACTGAGTGAAAAAATTTATCAAAAATCAGATTTTATTGGTTATGTACCAATGATAATTGAAGACCCTGTTTTTGTTAAACTAGAATATTTGGTTGACGAATTGGTAAAATCAATAAAAAACAAAACCCAAATCGATATAATTGATTTAATCAATACACAACCTCCTTTTTCTTTATGGAGTAGTTCAAGTAATTCTACTTGGAAAACCCAAATTCTTATTGATTATGTCAATTGGTTTTCCCAATTTATAGATGATATTGTTGTTAGTCAATATTGTGGACATATGCACGAAAGATCTATTAGTTTTTATCTTTTACTCAAAAAAATATCACCAGAGTTTATTAATAATTGTCTAACTCATTATCAGTGTAATTCACATGAAACTAGTGGGCTTCCATCTGGTAGATTTGACTTAATTTATCCTAAATTATAAAGATGACTAACTACATAAGTTTCAGTTTATGGGGTGACAACCCAATTTATAATATAGGTGCCATACGAAATGCTCAGTTGTGTTCACAAATTTATCCTAATTGGAAAATGGTTTTATACTATGATGAAAGTGTCCCAAAAGAAACACTTATACAATTGAAAAAATTAAATGTAACAACTTTTGATATGTCATATAGTAATTTATATGGAATGTTTTGGAGATTTCTTGCGACGGATATTTTAGACTCAGAATATGTAATTTTTAGAGATACTGATTCTAGAATATCGGAGAGGGAAAAATATGCAGTAATTGAATGGATTGATAGTGGTAAAACTATTCATGTGATGAGAGATCACCCATATCATTATTGTCCTGCTGGTAGTGTACCGTTGAGTATTTTAGGTGGAATGTGGGGTATAAAAGGGAACAAAATAAATATGTTAAATGAAATAAAAAATTTTAATTTAAGTTTCGATAAAACTTATGGTAATGATCAATCATTTTTAAAAATTATTCATGATAAATTTATAAATGATAAATGTACTCATGATGACCTTTTTGAAAAAAAACCATTTCCTAGTGAGAGAAAATCAGGAGAATTTGTAGGGTGTAGAATTGATGAGTACGATAATCCAATCGGAGATGACCATTTAATTTTTGTAAAAAATGCTTAGGATTGCAATTGATGTTGAAGGTGTTTTGAGAGACACATTCGAAAAAATAGAACAAATTTATCAAAAGTTCTTTATTGATGAATTAGAGTTGGTCGATGACGATTTCAAATTTGAAATCTATAAACCTTATAACACCAATGATTACCGAAATCACTTCAATTTTAAAAATGATGACGAATATTATAACTTTATGTTCAACGAATTTACTATGCAGATTTTTGGACATGCACCATCAACTGAGATGAGTACATTTCATATTTTAAATGAAATTTATAAAGAGTATTTTGGTAAAGTAGAGTTTTTATTAATCTCGAAACAAATAGGAAAAAGTAAACCAGCAACCTTGTTTTTCGTATCTAAATTTGGGTGTGAGATTGAAAAAATTGTTTTTTACAATAACAAGAACAAACGTAAAATATGGAAAGAATTTGATATTTTATTAACAACAGATCCAGAATTATTACAAATTAATAAAAATAAAACTTTAATTAAATTTGAAAAACCTTATAATACTGATATAAAAATAAAATACTCTATAAGTTCAATCTCAGAACTTTCAGAACTTGTAAAAAAATTAATATGATGCTAGACGTTTTAGGAGAACAATACTATCTTAATATCAACGCAATTGATAATTTTATAGATAGACCGGACTTTTCGGGAACAGGTGAAAATCAACATATTTCCGTAATTAAATTTGAAATAGTAAAAACTTTAACAGATGTGATTTTTTCGGAAATGCAACCCATTGATGAAAAAATGGTCGCAAGTAAAAATTCTCACGATTTAAGTGTTTCTTTCAGATTAGCGTGGAACACTATGTTATTCAATAAATTTATTCAAAAATTATAATAAAATGAGTGAAGATTTAAAACTAAATTTGGAAAAATCTATTTCCAACATAATTAATAAAACTAATAAAATATATTTTTTTTTACAAGATACTAAGGGTAATGCTAAAGCTTCGATACGCATTATTTATGACATTGCCCAGGTGTTAAAAGATAACGGTCACAATGTCATAATGTTATATGAAAAAAAAGATTATGTTGACGTTAATTCTTGGACATATAAAAAATATAAAAACCTTAATTTTTCAATTTTAGAAGGGACTAATTTACAGATCGCACCTGATGATTTGTTAGTTATACCTGAAATTTTTGGTTTTGTGATGGATCAAGTTAAAAATTTACCTTGTGGAAAAATAGTACTATGTCAAGCATATGATCACATTTTAGAAACTTTACAACCTGGTGCTAATTGGAGCCAATTTGGGTTTTTCAAATGTATCACAACTAGTGAGACACAAAAAGATTGGATTTCTAAGATTATGAAAAATATGTCGGTTGAAGTTCTAACCCCTTTGATTTCAAGTTGTTTTGTACCCCAAGTAAAGCCACCAAAACCAATAGTAGTGGTTCATTCAAGAGAACAACGTGATGGATTAAATCTTATAAAATCATTTTATTTAAAATACCCGCAATTTAGGTTTGTTACATTCAGAGACTTACGTGGGATCTCCGAAGAAGAATTTGCTAAAACAATGCAAGACGCTTTTCTTGGTGTATGGATTGATCCCACATCTTCATTTGGAACATTTCCAATAGAATGTATGGCAACAGGTGTTCCAGTAATTGGTAAAATTCCGTATATCAAACCAGAATGGATGAATGACAACAATGGTATTTGGGTTGAAGATCCATTACAAATTATCGATGTAATTGCAGACTTTACTCAAACTTGGTTAGAAGATTCAGTAACTCCAAAATTATATGAATCAGGTTTTGAAACTGTAAATAAATACACAAAAATAGACGATTTCGAATCCGAAGTTTTAAAAATATTTGAAGATTTTCAAAATAAAAGGAAGATGTTCTTCGAAGACCAACTAAACCAAATACAAAATAATTAAAATTATGGAAAAAATTAATTTAAGTGTAATATTACCAATAAAATCTGCTTTAACAAAAGATTTTGAGGTCTATTTTGATAAATGCATTAAATCAATTCAAAATCAAGAAATATTACCAGAAGAATTATTAATTGTACATACCCAAGAAGAAAACTTAGTCAAGTTTCTTAAAGAATATGACTTTGATAAATTAAATACTAAATTGATTGAGTGGGTAAAAAAACCAAATTTTCAATCTCAGATTAATTTTGGTGTTGAAAATTCTAATTGTGAGTATGTGAGTTTTTTGGAATTTGACGATGAATATTCTAATGTTTGGTTCAGAAATATAAAAAAATACATAACCGTGTATCCAAATGTTGATGGTTTTTTACCAATGGTGGTTGATGTTGACGAAAAGGGAATGTTTTTAGGGTTTACAAATGAAGCGACTTTTGCCGCTAATTTTTCTCAGGAAATTGGAATTTTGTCAAATGAAACTTTATTACAATATCAGAATTTTCAATCATCTGGTATGGTGATTAATAAACAAAAATTTTTAAATTTTGGTGGTTTTAAAGCCACTATGAAACTAACTTTTGTTTATGAATTCTTTTTGAGAATGACATACAATAATTTAGTTATTATGACAATCCCAAAAATTGGATACAAACATACTACATTAAGAGAAGGTTCTATTTTTTGGAATTACAAAAATGGAAAAAATATAATGACAGAAGACGAAGTAAAATTTTGGATATCTACCGCTAAAAAAGAACATTTTTTTACAATTGACAGAAATATAAAATTTGTTTCAGAAACAAATTAATGTCGGATAATATTAATCAAAAAAAAAGAGGAATTAAAGATAACTATTTTGATATTCCAGAAGAAGAGGCTGTAAAAAAATTTTTAGAGGCTCAAACATCTGAAAAACGAAATGAAATCTATAATACTTTCTTAAGAAAACCTTTAGATAAGATGATATCTTCGATAATAAGAAGATACAAACTATACAGAAAAGATATGACGTTTGAAGAAATTCACAACGATACTCACTCTTTTCTTATGACGAAAGTAGATAAATTTAATCCATCAAAAAATAAAAAAGCTTATTCATACTTTGGTACTATTTGTAAAAATTATTTGATGGGTCAAATAATAAAAGATCAAAAAGACACAAATCGTAATGTATCTTATGAAGATATATCAAGTTCTTTAGAAGATAGGCATGATATGATTTATTACATTGATGCTGAACCCCATGAAACTGAAAAAATAATTAGTCACTTCATTGTTAAATTAAGTGAATTTTTAGAAACTAATAACATCAATGATAATGAAAAAAAATTGGGGTTGTCTCTTTTAGAAATACTTTCAAACTATGATAATATTTTTCAAGAATCTGGAAATAACAAATTTAATAAAAACATAATTTTGATGTCAATTAGAGAAATGTCGAATTTAAACACAAAAGAAATTAGGACTGCCATGAAAAAATTTAAAAAACTATATTTATCAGTCCTCAATGATTTACTTTAAAATTACTTAAACTGACTATATTTAATATTATGAGTAAAATTAGAAAAAAAGAAATAAATCTATCTAAAGATAGTATTTTAACACTTATGCAAGAAATTTATAATGAACTTGTAGAACAAAGATCCACCGCCATTAGAATTCAAAATAAAATGTTAGCATTTTTAAAAGATCCTGATGATATGCAAAATATAGGTCCCGTTTTGGAAAAACAACAAAAGATAATTAATGATGTTGTTGAAAAAAAACTTACGTTAGCAAAACTTCAATCAACTATATGGGAAAAAAACACCAATAAAGATGATATGAACTTGACAGATATTGACGAAGAAATGTTACAAGCATTAATTACAAAAGACGCTGAATCTATAGATAATCCGAAGTATAAACTATAACTAATGGCAGGTCCATTTGATGATAAGTACACACTTTTCGAATCCGAAATTAACTCGTTCAAGAGTTTTAATGATTCCAAAGTAGCTGAATCTGAAATAACAAGCAAAGAAGATTCTAATATAGAACAATCCGCTAATAAAATAATTTCGGACATACAAAATTTAGAAAAAAAAAACAAAGAATTTCAACGAAAGATTAAAAATCAATTAGAAAAACTTACAGATATAGGAAGAAGTTTACCTGGTTTAGGGTTTTCAGGTAAATCAAATAATGATAATTTAAATTACATCAAAAGTATCTTTGTAAGATCACTCACTCAAATTGTTTCTGAAATTCCTCAAATAATAACTGATGAAATGATTTCTGAAATTGGTTGTTCACAAGAACAAACCTATTTAGGATCTACTTCTTTAGGAATTTACATACCCGTAAAATCTGTTGATATATTTGGGATGCTTAAAATAGACCCTAACTCGCCAATTGGAAAGATTTCTTATGAAAAACTTCCAGTAGCACCCGTTAATTTTAGAGGTCGTAATCCATTTAATAAACAACTTTATACTTTGATACAAAATATAAATAAACCATTTAGTCAAGAATTTAATACCAACTACAATGGATTTTCTACACAAAATTTATTTGATATAGAGTATACAACAATAAATAATTTAAATCAACCTGGACATTATTTCAAAGTAACTCTTTTAAATAGACAACCAGAAAATTTAGTTTCAGAGTTTTTAGTCGATTATTTTAAAACAATTCAAGTTACTGATATTCAAGGAATAATTGGTATAATTTTCGAACTACTCAGTGGTTTTATGAGTATAGAAATTGGTTTAACTAGTAAACAAGTCGAGACACAAACAAAATTTCAAATTATTTTACAAAGAATTATGGGACTCTGTTTTGATGATAGAAGTGAAATTGATGTAAGTGGAAATGCAAAAGTGTCACCAACAAACGCCATAGATAACAGTTTTTTTGAATTCACAGAAATAGATTTGAGAGAAATTAATACTATAACTAATAATATTATTAGTGGTGTCATGGAATTTGAAGATTGTGATAACGTAAAAGCACCAGTTAATAGTGAAGAAATTTTACAATCGATCCTTGAAGTTCTTCAAATTGATGAAAATAACTCTCAACAAATTTCTCAAGTTTTTAACAATACACAAGATGTTATTCAGAAACGTTTAAAACTTTTACTACCTTCTATTAATATTCAAGCCAATCTAAATTTAGATATTCTTTCTGCAATACCTAAAGGTATTTTTATGTCTATACTTACTCCTAAAGTTTTACTACCATTTTATATTATGATCATAAGTACTAGGAATAATATGTTATCTGAAATTTCAGAAATAACCGACTCATTTGAGTTTATAAAAAAATTTAGAAAATTTGCGATACAAATTATGTCTAAAATAGTTGCTAGATATGTTCAAATTTTAAGAAATATAATTGTACAAGAATTAAAAATAATATTGAGAAGAATTGTGATCGAACTTAGAAAAAATGCGGCTAATAAAAAATATGCTATGATTATTTCCCTTATTGAGGCTGGTCTTATTATTAATAAATTGATACAAGATTATAGGAGATGTGAAAGTGTAATAGATGAAATGTTAGATTTAATTAGATTGGCTCTTACCTCAGTTAGAATTGATATACCAAGTCAATTAATGCCATTAGCTAGATTTAAATCAGGATTTTCAGATATAAGAGCATTTCTTAATGTGACTAAACAATTACAAAAATTAGGAGTACCAACAGGACCTATGCCAAGTGGGAAACCTAATATTGGAATGTTAGTATTAAAAAATTCTATTATTGGTATAGAAAATGAAAGAATTGCAAATGGTAAAACACAAATAACTACCAATTTAGGAACAGTACAAGGACCTTTTGTACTTCCGATGCAAGGATTTGGTCAATCATTTTAGTATGGAAGTTGAAAATTTAAATAAAATTATTCTAGATATTAAATCAAGTTCTAACAAAGATTTAATAGATTCAATGAATTTTTTATCTGACGATTTTGAACAAACTAAACAAATGATTATAAATTTATCTTTGCATTTAGACAACATAGAAAATTTGTACAATAAAATTTACTCTGAATACACAATAAGAAATGGCAGATAAATCCTTAGGTCAGGTACTCTTCGTAGGTAGTGTAATAAATAACAAAGATCCGATGGGATTAGGTAGAGTACGTGTACAACCTTCTGATCAAAATCAGATAAACGCATTAGAAGGTTGGAAATTTAAACCAGGTGACGAATGGACCGAAAGAGATCCTTACGTTTTTTTGCCACTCATCCCATTATTTTTTAACCAAGTACCATTAGAAAATGAAAGAGTTTCATTAATTTTTCAAAATCCACAAGAAAGATTTCAAGACAGATATTACATTCAAGGAATGTTTACAAGTATGATGTCTTTACCTTTTGAAAATGAAATTGCTGCAGGAACTTACACAACTTTAGGTTATAGAATAAAATCCACAATACCTTTAAAAGACAAAACCACAGGTGAATGGATAGATCCCACCTCTAGTTTCGGTGTTTTTCCAGATTTAGGTGATGTTGCTCTTTTAGGTAGAGGAAAATCTGATATAATCATAAGAGAAGGAACTCAAGGATTAGACACGGTTTTAATAAGATCTGGAAAAACTAAATTTTTAGATAAAAGAGATAAACCAGTTGCAAATCTTGATAGGGCCTACGTCCAAGTCTCAAGTTTCAATTCAATTCCAGTTGCTGGACCAATCCAAACAATTATAAAATTAGAAACAAAAATTTTAGATACAAAAATGATGGTAGAGTGGAATATCTATAATCCAGATAATCCACAAAAAATTTTTAACGGTGATATCACACTTTATAGTTTACGATCGTCAAATTTAATAACAACTAATGTTATAAATTATGATAGTGATTTGGAAACTTCTAAATTTTTACTTGTAACTAAAAAGTTTTTTTCTTTGAATTTAAACGATACTATAACCACTATAAATAAATTTATAAAAGATGTTAACGATAGCAATTCAATAGAAGGATTCCAAGTAAAAGACCAATTCCCATTTATCTATAGACCAAATGCTAATATAAGAATTCAAATTTCTGCTGGAGATAGTAATATTAATCCAACTACATTCTCTAATATTTCATCCATAATTTCTAAAATAACATTAAATCCAGGTTCAGGTACTGATAGTTATTATTTTGGTTTGGTAAGTTCAAAAGATTTTATAGGCCAACCGAAATCAATAGGATTAGATAAACTAAAACCTGTAAATAATGAAGAAATTTTCGGCACATTTATAATGGCTAGTGCAAACAATATAGTTTTATCATCTCCAAAATCTAATAATCCGATAACTTATTCTCCTTCATTATCTCCATATCCGAATACCATGATGGGTATTACACAAGAACAATTTACTCAAAATGTGTTACCAAGTACATTCAGTACTGTTAGAGGAGAAAGACTGGTTGATTATTTGAATAGATTAGAAAAATTTGTATTGTCTCATGTTCATCCATACCACGGATATCCTCCAGACGATGTTGCACTTAATGGTAGTAGAGCTGAAGATTTAGGTATCATAAAGTATAAAGTTTTGAATGAAAATATCCGAATAAATTGATATTTATAGTAAAATACATGAATGTCAATTTTCCGCTCTTATTTTTCAAAAAATAATACCATACAAAAGAGTAGTTTTGTAAATACGGGTAGAAACCCCGTAATGCAATTATTTTATGGTACGAGTCTTCAAACAACAGCCCCAAATGGTTTTACAAGGTTTATCTTTGATTTAGATCTTGATCCATTATTGGAGAACATAGCTTCAGGTGTTATATCCACAGGTTGTACATCCGCTATGACTCACACCTTGAAGATGACCAACACTTCAAGTTTTGATATCGATCTTCTTAATACAGAAGCCTCCGATCAATCGATAAGAGCAACTTCATTTGACTTAATTCTTTTCAGAATACCAAAATCTTCTGGGTCAACAGGAAACTCACAAACTTGGGATGAAGGTGTTGGATACGATTATGTGGATACACCCGCATTAGATAGTTGGGGTTACAATAAGAATTTTTCTACAAGACCATCAAATTGGTATCAAACAACTACAATTACAAATTGGTCTTTGCCTGGCATTTACAGTAACGACAATACTAGTACGGGTAATACAGGATTAAATTATTCTGCTTTGACTATTGTTGATACACAACACTTTGAATTTGGAAACGAAGATATCAATTTTGATATGACCCACGAAATAAATTCGATTATAACGGGTTCTACGACAGGTTCTACGGGTTGGGGGATTGCATACGTCCCTCAAATAGAAAATATCACAGGACTCACCGTAACGTATTCTGTGGGATTTTTTACAAGACATACACAAACATTCTATCAACCATTCTTACAAACCACATTTGATGATTTGATTGAAGACAATCGAGTCACCTTTGTACAAGGTAGAACAAACAAATTGTACTTGTATATTTTTGCGAATGGTGATTATTTAAATTTAGATCAAAATCCAATTGTAGACATTTTGGATCCTGATGATGAACCCATAGCAGGTTATACAGGTTTGACTACTTGTTTGGTAACCAAGGGTGTTTATGAGGTTGTAATTCCACCTTTATCAGGTTACAATACTCCTTGTCAATTTACAGATAAATGGACAAATATTATCGCACAAGGTAATAATCTTGATGATGTTGAAAACCAATTCGTTTTACAATCCTCCTCGGCATTTTATCAGATTGGTAGTGTGTCTAAAGACCCACTATTGTATGGGTTTGATTTTAGTGGTATCAAACAAAATGAAAAAATTGTGAATACCGACATACGAAAAGTGATGGTGGTAATAAAACAAGCATATTCAAGTGCATATGTTTTACAAAACATAGAAGCTCAGTATCGAGTATATGTAAGAGAAGGACAAACAGAAGTAGAAGTTCAAGGGTGGACACCTATAAACCGAACACCTAACGAGTATTATTTTATTTTCGACACAAGAGATAAAATACCCAATGAATATTACGTTGATATCAAAGTGAATACTTCTGGACAAAAAGATACTTATAAAAGACAATTAACTTTTCAAATAGTAAACCAAAAATGAAAAAAATTATTTTAAACAAAGATCAATATAAAATATTAGAAAAATTAGTATCAGAACAAGAAGACAGATATATGTTTTTTTCTAATTTAGAACAAATTAGAGATCAAGCAAATGAATTGTTAAAATACGATAGAAATAAGGTAGAACAACTATTGGATGATGGTCACGACTGGGCTCAGGATCATGTTGCGTCATCAACAGAATCGATTGACCAAGTGTATGATTTTATGAAGAATAATTTCAACAACGAAACTAATATGATACAGGAACAACCAATGTTGACTAACAATATGAAAAGTTCAATAGAGTGTCTTAAAAGTATCAAGAAAGACGTAAGTTGGCAAGAAGTATTACAATGGTTCAATGAAAATAATATTGATTATTTCGGTATGAATGATTTAGAAATGTACATAAAATATTTAGAGGAGAGATCAGATAGTAAACAACTACAGGTTCAAGAAGGTCGAAAAAAAACAGGAACAAAATTATGTGCAAGAGGTAAATCGGCGGCAAAAGCAAAATTTGATGTATATCCAAGTGCCTACGCTAACGGCTATGCGGTGCAAGTATGTAAAGGAAAAGTTAAAGGTTTGGATGGAAAAAAAAGATGTTCACCACCCTATTGTTGATTTGGATTATTCAGTCAAGTCTATTATATTTGTGGGACTAAACCAAACCATGAAAAAATTATACTTGAAAATCAAAAGGTACTTCAAAAAAATTTATATCCAAGGTCTGAGGTATTATAGACCCAAAATGGAGTCTCGTTACGAAATAATTGCTCTCAAAATTTGTATGAATTTGATTGACGATGAATCGAGTGAACTTTTAATGACACCTATCACAAATAAAAGGTACATCAAAAACGAGTCCAAAAATTTGTTTGTCACTATTGATTCAGTTAATGTGAATATTGTAAATGACCATTGTGCTTATACAGTATTTATGAACGAATTTCTACACGGCAAACTAGTCGACAGATTCAATGAAAAAATTGAATTGAAAAGATCTATGATGGAAAAAAAAATAACCCAAAATATCAAATATTCACTCAGAGGTATTCTTCATTTTCTTGAATCGTAGGACATATTTCTTTTGCCATTTTTTTGGCGTCTTTTTCATCAATTAGTCCTATTCTAAACATAAGACAATAATATTTAGAATTTTGATCCAAGTGATCTTTGGCTATTTTTTTGGCCTTGGTAGGATTTTTAGTATGTTCTAATTCTACTAAAGTACCTAATTCAAGCATTTGTTTTCTATTTATTGTTTCCTGCAGAAGATTTTTAATCATGGCTCTCATAGCCTCATTTTTTTTAGTTTTTTTGGGTTTATATGATGTGTATACAGGTTTTTGACCTTTACCTGATTGTGTGTCTTTTTTTTCTGCAGTTCTTTTTTGCTGACATGCGGATTTCTTTTGAGCGTCAGTCATTCTTGATGCAACTCCTTTAGCTCTACATTTCGGATACGCACCTTTGTCAGTATCTCCTCTCCCACATGGTGGATGTCCACCACCCTCTTTTTTTCTACAAATATTAACCCAAGGTCCTTGTGGTTGTTTGGTCCCCTTTTTTTTCTTTTTGGTTCCAAACCAAACAGCTAAATCCTCCCTGAGTTGATTATTCATTTTTTTTATGTATATTACCATAAATACCTTACGTATGGAAAATGAACAACAAAATTCAAAAATTTTAGGAACTTTATTTGGTTCTATAAATTATGACTCTGAAGAAAATCTGTCAAAATTTATTGATGAAATTAATTCTGCTCAAGCCACTTATTGTATTCAACAAGCTCTAAATTATGCTCACATAAATGGAATATTTTCACTAAAAGAAAGTGAAGTTATATCTAAATCTTTGAGAATTCTATTTTCCCCAATTTCAAAGTCTGAAACCTAAAAAAAAAAGGGGACAATTTCTTGTCCCCTTTTCAATTACCATTGAGAAGATTAACGTAATTCTCTCAAATCGAAAGTACGGATACCGTCACAAGTCACACGACCATAGAAACGGTTGTTAACCATTTTCTTAGCGTATCTTGTCATTATACCTTTGATAGGTGTAAAGTTGAACGGATTGTACATAGTAGGCGTCAATTGTAGAGGCACATACGGAGCGTAAATGTAACCTGTGTCTAACAACGAAGTACCTTTGTGACCGATGATAAGTTGGTTTGGTGGGAAATATGGATCTCTGTAAACCTGATATCTACCGGATAGTGTACCAATTCTCTCAATACCCATGTTGTATTGATCTTGCTCAGGAGCAGCGTTTGATACGTGGAAATATTCCAAATCATCAAATATCGCTGAAATCTCAGAAGAACAAACGATCCAGTTAGCACCACCTCTCAATGTCGACTTATGGATTTGTGCCGACAATTGGTTGATAGCGGTAATAAGTGTTTGGTTCCAATCTTTCTGAGTATAAGGAGTCGTTCCTGTAGAAGCTAATCTCTTCCAACCGTTGTAATCCCATCTCAAGTTCCAAGCAGCACCTTTTCTCAAATCTCTCAAAATTTCTCTGTCGATTTCTGCGGCAACTTGTTCAGAAAGAAGAGCTGTAAGCTCAGCCTCCGCATCAATGTTGTGGAACGCTGAAACGTCTTGAGCAAGTTCAGGAGACCATTGTGCTCTTAATTTACGTTCTGTTACAGAAACTGTAACTGATTCTAAATCGAAAGAAACTTCACCAATTTTATCTTCAAATTCAAGCTCTTTATAAACTCTATAAATTGCTATAAAAGCTTGATTAGTTGTTGCTGATGAAGAAAATGTAGATCCTGTATAACCATCAGGCGTTGTTTGTCCACAAGAAATACACACAGGAACTTGTAAATCAATTTCTAAATAGATAAACCCATTAGCATCACAAATGTTATTATAAGCCCCACCTGAGTTGTTACCAATAGGCCATGTGGTATTGGTTTGTGATCCGTATTGAACGATACCTTTACCATATTTTTGAGTTACAACCCTAAAAAGGTATGGATTTCCAACACCAAGAGTATTACCTGATGTTGTAGCATTTGTTGAAACACCAAAAATGTTTAATCCAGATAAAAATTCTTCGGTATCCATGGTATTACCATTAGGACCAATTAATTGACCAGCACCAGCATTTGAAAAACCACTCATTACAATAATGACTTTACGGTAATCAGATGATGTGTAACCTGAAGGTATCAAAGATCCACTAGCATCCCATGCGTATGTTACTGTACTTGCTGTAACAGCAGTCCATTGTCCTTTGGAGTAGTCAAAAAGACCTGGAGGATTTAAAGTTGCTTCGTCGCCCTCATAAAATAAATCGTAAAGATCTTTTTTGTAGTAAGGATTATAAGTTCCTGTACCATCCGCAGCAGTATAACCTGCATTTTGATTTCCTGGATAGTTACCAGGTGAACCAATTGGAGCGTAGTGGTCACCACTTTGTCCACCCCAACCTAGATCATTATTACCTGTACCACCCGAATAACCTTGAATTTTAGGAACAAAGTAGAACAATTTACCGATAGGTAAGTTCATTGCTTGTACCGATACGATATCGTTTGCCAAAAGTTTTGAGAAAACCCTTCTTACGATAGGAAATACAACGGTTTCAAAAGAACCACTGTCAGAAGTCGATGACGCTTCGTTTATCAAGAATGACGCTTGGTTCTCATATAACTGAGCAACGTTTTCTTTCATATGACCTTTTAGTCCTTCTAAGAACCCAAGTTTGTCCCACTTGTTGATTGTATCTTCTTTGATAACTTTGAGGTGTTTTAACCCAATGTTACCAACAAGACCGCTTTCTAATAATGCACCCATTTTTTTTTATTTAGTTTTGTTTATTTGTTTATTTTTTGCATGATATCCTTCATTCTCAAGAACTGAGGATTTTCATAAGTTTTTGATTCGATTAAATTTTGTGAAGAACCTGAACTATGTGTTTTTTCGATTTTTTCCATAGATTCAGTCACAACATTTTTCGAGGAATTTGTTAATTCGTTTTTAATTGAATTGTAAAGATTTTTGGATTCTTTGATTGATTCAACATCATCAAACCTTCTAAGAATGTTAATTTTTTCTTGTTTTGAAGTAGGATGTTCTGTGAACAATCTAGTTGCATAAGCCAAATTGGAATTGAAAACAGCAACCTCATTAAGTTTTTCTCTGAAGACATTCAAAGCTTTTTGATACTCAACATTCTTCTGTCTTAGAGATTGAACTTCTTCACTAACTGCCGAATTTGGAATTACTTTAGCTTTTGGTAAACCTTTTCTCAGTCCGTAATTTCTAGTTCCGTTACTTAGTGTTCTAGCGGCTTCTTTAGTTTCACCTTTTGAGAAAGCTCCGGCGATTCTTTTTTCCACAGCAGAAATGTCATGTTTCTTACCTTCCTTATATTCAAATTTCTTGGGAGAAAGATTCATTCCAGTACCTTTAGCTTTTCCTGTAGGTTGTATTTTTCCTATACCCTCTTTTGTTTCAGTTTTTTTAGCTTTAGGGGCTGTTTTTTCACCTGGTCTATGGAAAGGACTGCGTTTTTTATCTTTACCAGTTTCAACTTTTTCTTTTTCTTTTGGTTTTGTAGTTGTAGATTCTTTGGTTTCGGATTTCCAATTTGAAAACATTATTGGTTTCATACCACTTTTTGATTCATACATAGATTCCTCCATATCTTCTTCATCGATTTCGTCATCTGTGTCTTCCTCATCCATAGAAATTTCATACACAACCTCATCCATTTCTTCATCCATTTCCTCATCCATTTCTTCATCCATTTCCTCATCCATTTCCTCATCCATTTCTTCTGAGAAAATATCATTCATGATTTGGTCCATTTGGGAATCGGACATTTTTTCGGTAATAGATTCGTTTGTTGAGATGATATATTCTACATCTTCTTCTTCGTCATCAAGGTGAATTTTATCACCTTCTTTTTTCACGATAATTCTATCAGATGGACCCATTTTTTTGAAAACACTTAATACGTCTTCCATCGATGCGTCATCAGGGATTTCTACAACATCTTCATCTTCAATGTCGATATCTAATTCGTCGGAATCCATATCCATTTCATCTTCAGAGTCCATATCCATTTCATCTTCAGAGTCCATATCCATTTCATCTTCAGAGTCCATATCCATTTCATCTTCAGAATCAATATCAATTTCTTCTTCAGAATCCATATCCATTTCATCGTCAGAATCTATTTCAGGTTCAGCTTGTTCTTTTAGTTTATTTTTAGTCTTTAACGACTCTTTTACTAGCTCAGAGATTTCTTCCTTCATTGTTGAAGCAAGTATTCCTTTTGCGTTTTCAGTTACAACATCTTCTAGATTTTTCATCTGAAGAAGAGCTTCTTCTACTAATGACTTTTTGTCTGCCATAAAATATTAAATTTTTCCATATAAATATATCCATAGCGCAAAAAATATTGATTTTTACAATTTTTATTGTAAAAAAATTAAACAAAAAAAAACCCCACTCTTTGGTGGGGTTCATTTTTACTCGATCACTTCATCGATTTTACTCTCAATCACTGACGTTATTCGCCAATCATGTTGAAAGCCTTGATACTTTCCAGTCACTTTTGCCTCGACATCAGTAACTGAAATTGCTCGTACCAATTTCATTTCAGTGATTTTTTTGATCTTACCTGAATTTTCATCAGGTAGATCGTATTGTACTTTACATACAAAATATTTAGAATCTTCCATAAATTATTTTCTTAAAAAGTTATTCAATTTATTCATCAAGTCAATAGACCGATTCATAGGATTTGTGTTATCAGTGGATTCTGACGATATCTGTCTTAATTTTTTTTCTTCTTCGATATTTTCATCGAATGAATGTCGATCGTCAATGTTTGAGAACAAATAAGCTCCTGGTGTGGAAGGTGAAGAAACTAAGTCGAAACATATTAATTCAAAATCCTTTTGAACTTCGTTTTGTTCTCCAACTTTTTTCAGAGACCCAACACCCCTAGATGATATCCCTAAAGTTACTCCTTGTCTTAGTAAATTTGCAGCCTGATCTCCCTTGGTTGATACAATCCCCCTCTCATGAAATCCAGGTGACGTTAAAAGTTTTAGTTTTCCAAGTAACATTTGACCTTCCCACCATAAGTCACTAATTATGTGAGACACTCGGTCTAAATCAATCAATGAAGACTCTGGATGGTTTAATTCAGATAGTGCAACTCCTTTCTTAATTAATTTTTTGTAGTTCTCAGCTTCTCTTTTAAGAATTTGTTCTGGATAAATTCTACCATTTCTATTTGGTGTATTATATTTTTGTAATACAGCATAGAATTCAAAAGGTTTTGAATAATCTAATTGAGTTTTTTGTTCTTCTAAAACTTTTATGTTTCTGTGATCTGTGGCAGACACAAATCCTGCATCCATCTCAATCAAGATACCTTTTCCCACTTCATTTGGTCCTAATATTTTCATAAAAAATTTATAAATAAATATTAGGTAGTTTCGATTGTTTTTGTTTTTTTTGTTTTTTCAAAATCGAAATAAATATTTTGAGAAAAATTATGGGAATTTATAAAAGAAGTTATATCTTGCAAATGTTTTTTTAAGATCAGAGATTTGAACTCAACATTTTTATTTACGAAAAAAGTTATTTCTAAATTCATAAAACTTTTTTTACCCATAACAAGACCACTAGTTCTAAGATCTAAATCACAAATGAATGTAGATTGAAATAAATTAAGATCTAAAAAATCACCTATGGTTTCTTTGATTTCTCTATTTAATATGTTTATGACTCTCGACCAATTTTCAACATTTTTTTTGGGTGTTACCCAACTTTGGATATTCAAATACAATGATTTAAATGTTCTTGAATCCACCGTACCGTACGTACTTTTTAATTTTGTAAATCCATTTAATTTACACGTTTTGCCTTTTTTCATTAATTAACTTCATAACAATGGTTTATTTTTTTTCAAAAAAATAGTTATAATATTGATATAAATCAAATTTTTTCCATTATTAATATAATTAGTTGATATGATAATAATAAAAATTAATGGTGCGTCGAATCTCGACAAAAGCCTCAAATTATTGAAAGGAAAAATAATCAGAACCAAACAGAATGAAATTCTTTTATCAAGATTATCTCATGAAAGTAAATCTCAAAAAAGAAGAAAAGAAATTCTAAAAGCTCAGTTTATACAAAAAAAACGTAGTTCTGAGGGGTAAATTTACAAACTCTCGTATAGGTTTTTTAACCTTACGAAGTTAATCCTATCAAAAGTTTCTTTCTCAATGGTACTGATGGTTTCTTGAATTTTTGAAGAAATGTCTTCAGTATTTTCTTTTGAGATGTCTAGTAATTTATTGATAGTGTTGGTTTTGAATTCGTCATATTTTTTTTGTAGAGTTTCTTCACTCTCTGTCAAAATACTCATCAACTCTTTTTGAGTATTTTCATCTAAATTTGAAATATAGTTAGATGCGGTACTATTTGCTATCTTTAGAATAGAATTAATTGGTAAATTGATATTTTCTTTCTTTTCTGTATCTTCTGAAAGTTGATTAATTAACCTTTTTTTAGAGTGTGCACACTCCACCAAATTTGTGAAATCAGGATAAATTAAATTATCAATATCCTCGTATATGTTATCAGTTTTGATTTCTTTAACCCAAAATTCGGCCAATTTTTTCTTCACCGATTTTTTATTTTCTTCAATCTGTTTTACAGATTCTTGAATAAAAATTTCAGCAGTGTCCTTATCTAAAGACCTTGTGTTTTTTAATGATTGATAGTGATAAAATACAGAAGTTAAACCTTTATTTTCAAGAACCAATTTCTTGAATTTTTTAATTTCCTGTTCGAAAATACCATTTTGGTATGACGAGATTAGATGATCTTCTATTGATGAAAAAAGTTCTCCGAATTTCATAATGTTTATTTATTAAATATTATCGTCCGACAATTTATCCAATACTTGACTTATTGATTGTAATATTTTTTCTCCTTTATCAAAATCAATCTCACTTTTTTCTTCGATTTCCAATCTTTCTAGAATAATATTTGTGGACATCTTTGTATTTTCAGGAGCCAATGTCGGTTCTTCAGGAGGAGGAAGTGTTTCACCACCAGGGCCAGGTGCCATACCGCCTAATTCACCACCCATAGGTGGTAAAGGTTCTGCACCACCAGGTGGAACAGATCCACTCGTGGCGGTTTCACCACTTAAAACTGATTTACTGTACAGTTTATCAATATTATCAAATATACCCGTTCTATTAATAACGTTAGGAGTATTTGCCAACTCAGCGGCAACTGCGATCTCCATTCTTTGTTGGTTAAGATCCAATTTGATTTCATCGTCAGAGAAACCAAGTATGTGTTTTTTAGCCCAAGCATTAGATACAGGTGCAATTCCCTCAATTTTTGTAACAGCATCTCGATACAATAACATTTTTTCTTTCCAAACTTCCACAGTAAGTAAATCAGCTTGTTTTGATGGATTGGTCAAAGACAATTGAAATGAACCTAGTTCATCCTCAAACCCTAAAAGAAATAAATGAATTATTGCGATTTTATTTAGTTCAGCAATCATACATTTTTGAATACGATTGATCGTTCTAGCAAAACGAATATCTTGAAGTGATAAATTTT